AATAGAGGTGCTAAATTAGATAAAAGTTTATATATCTTAAATAGCTCTAAACCTACTGCAATACTAATTGAAAGTTTCTTTTGCGATAACAAAGAAGATTATGAGAAAGCTAAGAAACTCGGATATGAAGGTATGGCTAAGTTAATTGTAGAAGGTGTATTAAATAAAAATATAAATAATGAGGGAGTTAAACAGATGTACAAACATACAATCGTTTATGATGGAGAAGTTGACAAAATACCTGCAACTGTAGTTGGTTGGGGCTATAATGATGGGAAAATACTGATATGTGATATAAAAGATTATATACCAGGTCAGACAGAAAATTTATATGTTGTAGGTGGAGGGGCATGCAATAATATAATGAATATAACTAAAGAAAAATATACTATGATAGAGGGAAATGACAGATTTGATACCCTTTATAAAGCACTGGAATTTATAAAGAAATAATAATTTTGAATTAATATAAAATGTATTTTATTATTTATATTATACATTTTATATTAAAGTAAATAATAACTTAAAAATAAGTTATTATTTACTTTAATATATATTTTATACACTAACTTATTTTTTAGGTCCTTTATTCTTATTTCTTTTATCATACTCTTTTGCTATCTTGTCTATATTTAATTCTACTGGTAAATGACTTTTAGTTGCCCTCACATTAGCTCTAATAAATTCATTTATAACTTTATTTAAGGTAGTTTTCTTAAGATGTGCTATAGTTTTCAAGACTTTTAAATCTTCATCATCAATATATAATGTAACTTGTCCTTTTTTAGTCTTTTTATTTTCTTTCAAATCTAGTAGATTTATGCCTTGAAGTTCTGTATCTTCATTGAATTTATTTCTAATTTCCTCATCAATTTCTTTTTTATAATCCTTTTTAGGTATAGATATTTCTTCTTCATCTAACTCAAATCTACTCATTATAATACCTCCTTGTTAATAAGTTCTTCTATTAAATCATTTAATTCTTCTCTAACTTTATGTGCTTTTTTTATTTTCCTACAATAATCATCTATACTTAATTTGTTTAGGACACAATTTTTTACTATTGTACTTTCACTTATTTTTACTTCTGTTAAGTCTTTTTTTATACTGTCAAATCGCTCAAGATAATCCATAAAAACATCACCAGAAGTTAATTTTCTTGAAGTGTAAGAATTTATTACAATTGCTCTTTTTGCTTCATTAATTTCCCCCATCTCTTCTAAGTCCTCATTATATTTTTGATAAAATAACTCGCATCCTCTTATACTTGCGATATCTTGAAATTCAAGAGGAGTTATAATACTATCTGAGATAAATAGAAAATTTCTAGCAATTAAGTCATATGAAGGAGATAAATCTATTAATATATAATCATAATTTTTAAGGGTAGAAATATTTTTCTTAAACCATTTAAAAGCAACTTTTTCTCTACTAGTTTTTATAGTTAAATACTCTGATAAAACAGATAAAGATAAATCACTTGGTATCAAATCAATATTTGGATAATCTTTTAATGGAGACTTTATTATTAATTCTTCTGCACTTATATCATCTTTAAATGCATCTAATATAGTTTTTTTATTATGTACTATCTTATATATAAATTGTGTGAAATTGGCTTGAGTATCTCCATCAAGTACAAGTACTTTTTTGTCTTTTTTTGATAAATTAAGAGCAATTAGATATGCTAATGTCGTTTTTCCAACCCCACCTTTTACATTAAATAAACTTACTATTTTCATTTCAATCCTCCTATGAATTTTATTGATATATACTATTATATCACATTGCCGATGGTATTCGGAAATTTTTTTCTAATTCTAGTGCTCTTCTTACATTACTTTAAAATTTATATTTAAACATATATAAAATTTATAAAATAAGTTATTATAAAAATTCAAAAACAAGTTATATAATAACTTATTTTATAAAATAGAGTGCCAATATAAAAAAGTATAAATGTTATACTTTTTTATATTGGCACTCTATTTAAAATTAATAATATTTACTTTTAAAAAACTATTATTCTTGTTTACTACAACTCATAAATACAATATATATTTTTAATATTTCTTTGTACTACTTATTATATTTTTACTTTCAGAGTTAGCTTTTATTGTGGAATGAACTCTGTAATATCCTTTTCCTATAGTTTTTGACTTAGAAAGAGAACATGAAATATTTCCTGAAGCATTCCATGTTTGGATTGTTGACCATGTTTTTCCATTATCATTGCTTTTCTGTAATCTAGCAATAATTGATGTGCTTGTAACATTTGATGCTCCTCTAACAAAGCATGTTACTTTAGCTGTACTTCCTGAAATACTTAAATTGCAAGTACCAGACTTAATATAAGACATTTTCACCATAGTATCATCTATATAGTTTACTGCTGAATATTGTTCAATATTCTTATCTTGATATTCATCAGCAAATGCAGGTATTGCAATTGCTGATGAACATACTAAAGCACACATACCACTTATAACTGTTTTTCTAAGATTCATAAAATCACCTCTTCATTTGTTTTCTATTTATATAACTTATATAACGAATGAAGAAGTGATTTTTGGACACTAATAATAATTTTTTTATTATAATTTTAAATTATACATTTTCTTTATAATAGAATGTCTTTAACTATAATAGTTATGAATATCTGTAAATAATATGTATTGTGACTATCCCCCAATAAATTTATATAAATTCATGATTTTTATTTTACTCATACTATTAAATTGTAAACATCTGAACTAGACCAGATTTTACTACTAAGACTCCGCCTCCTGTTGTACCTGTACCTTTCAATATAGCTTTATAATTCCCTTTTTTAAGATATTTAACATCTATTTGCCCAGATATAGTTGAAGATCCTCCACCACTTATTGGATATGATGCCATAATTGTATTTTTTGAGTTTCTAATCTCAACAGTTCCTGCAAATAGTATAACTATTCCTTTTGAAGATGTTATCCTCCAATTAAGATGTTTACTTGACATATAACCTATATATGCAGTTCCTCCACTACCATGCGCAGATGCTTTTTCATTACTTTGAAACACTAATGGTGCTTCAGCATAAATTGAATCATTTTCAGCTTTTTCATTAGCAAATACTGAAGTTGATGGTAATATAACTAAACTTAAAGTAAGTAATAATGCAAATAATCTTTTCATGTGTATTCCCCCAGTTTTAAATTAATTTTCGAATATCAAAGGTTTATCGCTTTCCCTCGATTTAATGACAACATCATAATTATGTTTAGCAATATCAATTGCACTTAAAAAAGGTGCAAGTACACTTTCAATAAGAGACATTTCTTCATACAGTATATATCCTTTTCCTGTATAGAAATTAGTTAATTTCTCAATATTTATTTTGCATAGAATAGATATTGTTTCTAACGAGAATTTATAATCATCTATAAGAAAACTTAAATCTTCCATAAATTTTTCTAGAACATCGTTATCTCTATACAGTTTATTACTTTTACATAAATATAAATCTGACTTCATTTTTTACACCTCAATTTTAAAGTTTTATTCCTATTGCAAGCATGTTATAACTATAATGTATTAATTTCTCCTATAACAATATTTTTAACACTCAGGTAAATGTAGATTTTAAAACCATAAAAATCACCTCACATTTTCATATATACTTATATAACGAATGAAGAGGTTACTCTTGGACACTTTAAAAAAATTATTTTATACTTTTAGCTATTTTTATCAAAATATCTTCATAAAATTCAGATTCTCCACTATTTTGATAATCTACATTTAATAAATATATAAAGTTGTTGTCATTCCAAAATAACTGTAAGAAAGTTCCTTTTCCTATATATTTTGCTTTGTACCCATTTACAAATATATCTTTAACTTTTGCATTTTCTGTATCTAATATAATAGAATTTGAACTAATTTTATCTGTTACATATTGTATCTCAATATTTTCATCATTTTTATATGTAATAACAAAATCATCAACTCTATCAACTTCTTTAAATCCTTTTGGTATATACTCAGGTTCTTTGTTTTTTAAACTAAGATTATCTTCTTCATTAGTTGAAAAAACAAATGAAGTTAAGTCTTCATATACTCTTATTACTAATTCAAAGAAACGCGAACGCAATGCCTCACTACTCATAGTAATAGTAAATAAACTAGCTAAAACTATTAAAAATACAATAGCTGTTCGTTTTGAATAAAAAATGAGTTTATTTGTAAGACTACTTCTTTTTTGTTGTTTAATGAGTTTTTTCATTTTTCGCTCAAAACCTTTTGAAAAAACATGATTTAATTCATCATTTGAAGGAAGGTCATCAAGAATAATTCTTGTCGCGATTGTGATACTTTCTTGAAGCATATCATCTGTAATATCAAAATCATCTTTCTTATCACTCAATATTTCCAACCTCCATTTCTTCTAATATTTCTTTTAATTTTTTTCTAGCACGTTGAATCCTCTTATATACATTCTCCTCTCCTAAATTTAACACATTTGCTATTTCTTTATTTGAAAGACCATACTGGAACTTTAAAGAAAGTACTTGGAAGTAACTTTCATTAAGCTTTGCAAGTGCTATAGTTAAATTACTTTCACATACTTTATCCTCTATAGAAAAATTTATTTCTCTATTTTTATATTCTTCCTCAATATCAGATACCTTTTCTCTTTTTCTCTTTCTGTAAAAGTCTATAGCAATCCTTTCTACTATTATAACGATAAAAGCCTTCGTTCTTGGACTATCTACTTCATCAATTTTATCTATATTTTTAATTATTCTTAGAAAAGCATTATGTACTGCATCCTCAGCTAAGTGATCATCCTTTAATATTTTATTAGCCACATAAAACATTATCTGTCTGTATTTCTCATATATTTTCTCAAACTTTACTTTATCTTCCTCAAGTTCAAGCATTGCCAAATAAATTAACATTTAGAGTTCCTCCAAAGTAAATGATTCTAATTATTATCTCTCAGAACCTATTATAGCATATCTACAGTTCCGCAAAGACATTTAATTCTATTTAAATAGAGTATTGTTTTTATCAATATTATAACGATTATAATTTATAAGTTATTTTTATTTAAACATTAAAAATTAATTTATATAACAAGTTAATTTATAATTTATTATATAAATTAATTTTTAATTAATATAGAATATAAAAAATAACCTATAAATTATAAATAGGTTATTTTTAAAAATACAAGCAAAAATATTTTAGTTAAATCAAAAATGTATCATTTTGAAAAAATTGTGATATAATAAAAGCAAGAAGAACTACAATCTATTTAGGCGTAGAGTGGAGTTCATAATAAACGTAGTTTATTTTTTGAATTTAAATATAAATTTAAATTCAACCTGTAAGTCACTCTTTGCACGAGAGTGGCTTTTTGCTTTTTTGAATAGTTTACTGATTAAGTAAACTACCATGCTAGCTGTCAAACTAGCTAAAACATTAAACAAAAAGTTATCCATGTAACTCACCTCCCCTCGAATCGTTGGGAGGATAATCTTTTGTACATGAACTCCACTCTATAGATTGTATATTACGCTCTTCTTGCTAGATTTAATTATACCATATTTTGTAATATCAGTTAAGAGTTTGCACTACAATAATCAGGAAGCTTGTTCCACTCACAATCAACCCCTATTATTTTAAGAATATCATTGACTTGGCTATTTAAATCTTTAATATCTGATTTAGACATTAAAGGATCTTTCATTATTTCATTTAGAAAAATACTATCAATTATTAAACATACATTTTCTGGTATATATTCACGTTTTACTGAAATCAATATTCCAACTGTACTTTCTTTTAGTTTCTTATATGCTACACTCAATATACATGGCTCTAAATCAATTCCTTCTAGTGTTGTTTCAAAAGAATATTTTATTTTTATATTTTCATTTCCAATAAATATTTCTTCATTGTTGCTTATCTTCTTTAATTTTCTCATTATGCCTAACATCTTAGCATTCACTTCATAGTTTATTCCACATCTCTTTGATGCCAAACTCGACATCAAGTCTCTTTCTGAATAAATTACCCATTGACCATTATAGGAAAATGATGTTTTAGCGATATCCATTTCTCCTTTTCCAGTAACATTAAATTTAGGATCTAGTTTATTTATTAAGTAAATCTCATAAAAATCCATAGTATATTTATTATCTAATTCCATATACTCAAGTCTTAAATTCCTATTACACCAATTTTCTTTTTTATTACTTAAATGACTAGCGTGTCTATCACAGATATTCTCTGTTTTCCCAACGTATAAACATTCTTCCGTATCTGGATTAATATATTTATAAACATAATACATTTTTTATTTTCTCCAATTCTTAATTGTCATATTTACAGCCCTTATATATTTCAAATAATTCTTGCCATGTATATCCAACTTCTAGTATATGAAAAATATCCTCTATTTGTTGGAAAATCTCAGCAATTTTATATTCAAATGTTGGCATTAATTCCATTAAATTAGCCAAAGATCCAATCCTAATCTCTAATGTTATATCTATAAGTATTTTTTTATTTGTTGCTGTATATTCTTTCCATCTAGGATAAACTGAAATCAAAGAACAACTTCCAAAGCTTTCTAATGTTTCAAAATCATATGATATCAAATTAATATCTAATTCATTCTCACAAAATTCTATATCCATATTTTCAAAGTTATATAGCACACTTAAAACATTATTTTCATATAACATTTCAACCTTGGCATCTAACTTTTCAATTCTCTTTAAAAAATTAATAGATTTTTTACTTACTTCATATTTCATATCTATCTTTCTTTCTCTGAATCTTCTTTTTCCCTTTGTCTTTTCCTTAAAATCTTCTTCTGAATATGTACTCCAATCTTCTTCCTTGTAATCAAAAAAGATGTGTTCAGTATCCATATCACCTTTACTTAGTTTATTAAATATTGGATTTAGTTCATTTATTAAATAAACTTCAAAAAAATCCATATTATATCTACGTGGAAGTTCAATATATTTTAATATTAATTCTTTAGTACACCAATCTTCTTCTTTATTACTCAAATGAGATGAATGCCTTGCATATATATCTTCTGTTTTTCCAACGTATAAACATTCTTCTGTAGCTGGATCAATATATTTATAAACATAATACATTTTTTATTTTCTCCAATTTTTATTTATAGTAATATCCTTCTTCATTTACTAGACCTTGATCAAATAAATTTCTCCTAACAGTTTCAAGTCTGACAGGATCTTTGCTATAATCAACTTCTCTTTCTTCTTTTTTAACATCTTCATCATCCCAATATTTATCTAATTCTTCTTTAAACTTTAAATCATCTTTTTGATGAATTATAACTTCACTTATTTTATTTGAAAGTGTTGATTTAAAAAAATCATAATTTTTTGTATTTATAATGTCAGTATTATCTCTTTCAAGTGCTATAGCAATAGACTTATTAAAAACATTCAGATAAACATCTTTCTTGAAATCAAACTCTTTAAAATCTTCTTTAAATAGTTTAATTGTCCCTGTTGTAAAAATATTTTCATTTGGTATATAAAAGCTAAAAGATACTTCATTGTCCTGCTTCCTTTTAGGTATATAGTCTTCAACCAATATATCTTTATCAAAATATTTTCTAGGTTCATAATCTATCACAGAAAAAATTATCTCATCTATTTTTCTTTTTTTTCTTTTTTCTTCTTTTATTGAAACAACCATGTTGCCTTTTTTATTTATTTCATTCATTGCTCTTTTTAGAACATTTTGTTTAAAATATTTATACTCTGGATATACATTATCTTTTAATTTCAAATAAAATCTTAATTCATCTAACTTATATTTTATCTCCACTTCCTTATTTTCTCTGCTCCATAGCCTAAATAAAGTGTATAACCTCTGAGTATATGCACCTCTAAAATTAAATAAAACTGATAAATTAATAGCTGTATATCCATTTTTCTTTTTCTGCATTTTTACAAAATCAGTTATATGATTGTATAGAACTTCATGCATCATAATTGTATAAATTTGGTCTGTATGATCCAATTCATATGTATTAATTAAACCACTTCCAAAAGTTTTTAACTTGCCAGTTGTCTCTTCTATATAGTCAAATTCCAAGACACTCTGTTGAAACATATTCAAAATTTCTTTTATATTTTTATGCTCATAATCATTATTGTTTTTCATAAATACTTTTAGTTCTTCTTTTGATATAGTTGTAACATAAGATGAATTTTGTTGCTTCTGAGCATTAAAAAGTATTTTGTAAAATAATTTATTTTCCACATTTGTAAAATCATATTTACTTTTTATTAAATTATTTGGTTGCATTAAAATTTCTTTTTTTTCCAAAATCTATCACCTCATATAAATTATAATACCTAATTTATAAAAAGGTCAACTATTTTTAAAATACACTCACCTTCGACCCTTAAAATGATGACCTTTGACCCTTAAAATGATGACCTTTGACCCTTAAAATGATGACCTTTTGACCCTTAAAATGATGACCTTTGACCCTTAAAATGATGACCTTTGACCCTTAAAATGATGACCTTTCATCTCTGAAACCTAGATATACCAATTATTATAGCTTGTCTAAAAACTATTAAAGACTTTAAAAACTGTTTTAAAAACTGTTAAAGACTAGAAAAGATGTTCTGAACTATTCTTTTTTTATATTAAAAAACTTTAGTATTTATTTTTCTAGTATACTTTAAACACTTACTAAAAATAATTTCTTATAAAAGATTGGAGATGAAGAATTTTTTATGCTTGAAAACAGAAAACAAATTCAGAAAGAAATTTACTTACCAATAGCAACATATTGTTTAAAAGATAAGCAATATTATATAAAAGAATATGGAGCACTATTAATAAAGAGTGCTGAAAATAGTGACATTTTTAATATCCATAAAAATAGAATTTTGTATAAGAATAAACTTGATATTCAAGAAATAGCAAATGAACTGAATGTAAATAAAGCAACAATCCAAAGAAATATAAAAAAACTAGAGAAGTTAGATTTTAAAATCCTAAAAATAGAAAATACCCTAAATGGAATTGTATATTGTTTACCATCAGAAAATAATATTGATTTAAACAAATTTGCATTGATAAATTATGAAATGCTTAAAAAAATGGTCAATAAATTTAAATCAAATACAATAAAAGTATATTTTTTACTTAAAACAATCACTACAGAAACTAATTTTAAACCTGCAACTAATAGTTTTATAGCAGAAAACATAGGACTAAGTTCTAAAAGTAAAAATAATTTAGATATCATAACTTCTTCTGTTAAAACTTTAGAAGAAAATAAATACATTGAAACAAAAAAAGTAAATGTATATGAATATGACAAAGAAAAACTTAGAGAAGTTCCAAAAATAAGAAAAGTTTATCGGATTTGTAATTTTGATGAGTGGAAAAAGGAAATTGATAAAAATAAAGTTGATTAAATATAGCTTAAAAGCATTTAAAGGCTTGTATGACGTGTTTTAATTACAAACTTGATGTTATTTACCTAAAAAGATGCAAATTTGCTTAAAAATGGAAATAGAAGGTCAGATATAAAATATCCAGCCTTCTATCTCTTTAACTATTTTATCATACAAGATATTTATAAAATTTTACTTGAATTAATGATTATCGATTCAGCAATAGCTTTTACAAGAGGAATTTCCATTTGCAATTGCTTCTCATCTTTATAAGGACGATAACGTTCTTTATTTTTTCCACTTTTACTATGTACCAAAGAATTGCGAGTAAAATATACACGTTTTGCAATTTGAGCAAAAGCACCTTGAGTATCATTCCATCCTATGATAGGAGCATTGCAAAAAGGTACTTTGTTATTTTGATAGTATTGAACAGCCTTTGAATCTAAGGTATCAATTCTTACTTTAAGGTCCTCAATAGAAATATACTCACTTAAAACATATTTTAAAGACTCAAGTTCATTACCTTGCCCCAATTCGTCATTCATACGCAATCGATTTTTTATGAATAGTGCAATTTCATAGATTTTATCTTCGTCTTTATATGAAAAATCAGGATGTGTAATTTTGTCTCTAAGATTATTTACCATTCTTTTCTTAAAAACTTCATCAAAAAAATATTCCATTACATGATAAAATGAAATGAATTTAATATATGGATCATTAGAAGATAGTGCTAATTTATAATAATCGACCACATCAGTTGCATATTCACGTAATGGTGGGGTATTAATTGAATCTATGTCAAATCTACTTTTTATAAAGCGGTTCATGTTAAACATATCAGCGATATCAACAAATTCTATCAATGCATTTTGTGATTTATACATAAAATTAAAAATAAATGATGTCTTGTATTTTTTAAAGGCACTAAGGCTTTGTGTCTTTGTACTTTTTATTTTTAAAGAAACTTCTCCTATTAAAAGATGCAAATAATTTAACAAAGTAAACTCACGTTCATTTTTTACATATGTAGATAGAAGACTCTTAGAGCGTTGTCGTAATCTCATTGGAGGCTTTTTACTAAATAAGCCTTGTTGTTTATTCATTTCATCTTTGATTTGCATAAGTAAATACAAACAATACTCTATAGTCGGATATCTCAATTCATATTTTATTCCATTAGCTATATCTTCAGAAATACTAATATATTGTCTTTCCACCCTTGATATTAGATGATAATGTGAGCTAAGAGCAACTTCATATTCGTTTTCAGAGTAAAGTTCTAAATTTTCTGAGATCATAGAACAAACTCTATTGTATATTTCACGTAATTCAGAATTTCTAATAATAACATGATATTCACCAGTCTCTATATATCTTTTATCGCGTAATTCAACTTTGATATCATCTTCATTATCTTCTATATTTTCAGAACTAACTAATTCACAAATCATTTGCTTTACTTCATAAAATGTAGCCATGCTTATCCCCCAAAAATTTATTTATTAAATAACTTAGATAAATTGTTTATATAACTATAAATTTATACTATAATCATTATAAATTTTATCTTAAAGACAATCAATCTGATTATTCAACAAATAGAAATTTTATTAAATAAAATATGCTAAAATAACTATATAAATGCACAGTGTGTGACATTTTGAAAACGAACGATGTAATAATTATAAATACTGAGTTGCAATATGTTTTTAAAAAATATCGAAAAACACTACTTGTAGTTAACTGTAAATTTTAATATTTAATGTGTCTGAACGTATTGAAAATGCTCGATTCATTTTAAGCTTTCATATTAACTAAGTGGTAAACAGGGTAGTTTTAACTACTCAGCTTTTTATAATTAAAATTTAAAAATGAATTATAAATAGAGTGTATATATAATTTATAAAATAACTTATATAATAAGTTTAATAAAAATGTAGACAGAAGTTTAAATCTTTATAGCTTAAAACAGAGCAACATAAAACTCCTATATAATTTAGAAGATTATATAGGAGTTTTATATTCATTAAAAATAGAATAAATCTTCAAATTTTTTATCTAAAGCAATACACAAAATAAGTGCTAATTTTGCAGTCGGATTAAACTGACCTGTTTCTATTGAACTTATAGTATTTCTCGATACTCCAACCATTTCAGCTAATTGAGTTTGTGATAACTTTTTTTCTGCTCTTGCTGCTTTCAAGTGATTTTTTAAGATTAGTTCATCATTCATATATTTACCTCAATGATGCTGAAACAAAATTAATTAATGAAAGAATTGTTAAAATCGAAGAAGCAACAGCCAAAATTAAGTTCCCTTTATCACGTGTAAATTGGTATTTTACAGTGTTTTCAGCAGCCCCAAATGTCCAAACTAAAGCAAATACTGCATCATTTTCTTGGCCAGTGAAAAAGCTAAATATTAAGATGAAAAAAGATACACCAGCGAAAATTGAATAACCTATTTTTCGCCATTTATTTTCAATATATTCGAGCCATTCATCATTATTTGATTGACGGCTTTTATTTAGAATTTCCTCTTTATTCATTTAAAGCACCTCCTATTTAGATGCAAAGTTTACTTGGTATTTTTATTATATCATGACAAGTTTTATTGTCAACAATTTTGAAAAGAAAACTTGGCAAAAATATGCTATAATGAATGTATAATATGTAATGTGCAACATTAAAAAATAGTTAAAATGGTTGAAAATACAGATTCCGATTTGGGATTTTATATTAACTAAGTGGTATGTAAATGTAGGAACTGACTTCATAAGAATATACAATAACAGTGCTTTTATATTAACTAAGTGGAAAACAGAGTGGTTTTAAACTACTCTGTTTTTATATAAAGTAAAAATAGAAATATAAATTAAGAAAGAAGTGCATATATAAGTTATAAAATAAATTAAATAATAAGTTTTATAAAAATGTATATATAAACTTAAATGATTTTGGTTCTCTATACTCAGTTTATTTAATAAACTAAAATTTTTATTAGATAATTTATGCTATAATAAATATATAAATATGCAGTGTGCGATATTTTGAAAATAAATGCTATAAGGGTTGTAAATACTGAATTATAATGTGTTTTTAAAAATATCAAAAAAACACTACTTGTGGCTCACTGCAAATTTCAATATTTTCTGTATCTGAAAGTATTGAAAATGCCCAATTTATTTCGGGGTTTTATATTAACTAAGTGGTATGTAAATTTAAGACAAAATATATATTACTTTCTTTCTCATTTGAGTTTTATATTAACTAAGTGGTATGTAAATTTCAGTTGGTTCATTTTTTTTAAATAATCTATCATCGTTTTATATTAACTAAGTGGTATGCAAATAATAGAAATAAAAGTCTAATAAAATAGAGAATCAAATATAATCATCTGATTCTCTATTTATCTTCTTCCCAATCTTTAATAAACTTTTCTAAACTTTTTAATTTATTTTCAGATATTTCTTCATCATCATGTAAAGCACTTAACAAACTTTCAAATGAATTTCTATGAAAGAAACTAAAGAAACTCTTAGTCTCAACTTTCAAATATTCTTCTTTTTCTATTAATGCTTTGTAATATGTAAATCTATCTTTCTTAACAACTTCTAAAAATCCTCTACCAACTAACCTTCTTAAAAAAGTTAACATAGTTGATTTTTTCCATTCATATTTTTCACCTAGCGTCTTCAAAATTTCAGTAGATGCAACTTCTTCATCTTCACTATCCCAAATGTACATCATTACCAAAAGCTCTGACTCTGGAATCTTTTTTATTTTCAAGTACTACACCCCCGTTTTTTGATATACTATAATACTATTACAATAGAATTTAATTTACAATGAAAAATGTCTAATTATGCATTCCAATTTTTTCCAATTAATTCTGATTATAAAAAATACTTTAATATGCTAATTATAAAGACATATTATAATATTAAATAAATTATTTATTTAATATTATAACTTAAAAGCAGTTCGAAAAAATGTATACAATATAAGTGAAAGTCTTTATTGAATGCCATTTAGTACAACAAAATATTTGCTATATACCTAATAAAATTCTTTTGATGTCATGATATTACAGTTTTAGACATTAGTTGTATACTATAATATGATTGAGGTCATCATAAATTAATTAGAGGGGGATTTTAAAATGTCAAAAATGATTCAATGTAAATCATGTTCAAAGGAAATAGCATCAAATGCTAAATCATGTCCTAACTGTGGGGCTAAAAACAAAAAACCATTTTATAAAAGAGGTTGGTTTATAGTTATAGTAGTTTTAGTTTTATTATACGCAATTGGTACTAGTGGAAGTGGCGGAACTGATGATACTGCTAAAGGTAATGATGATGGAACAAATAAAACAGCCAGTGTAGATAAACCAGAAGAGCCTAAAAAGGAAAAATATGAAATAGTTGGAGATATAACATCAGAAACTGATAGTATGGCAACGTATATAAAAGGTGTTATTAAAAACAACAGTGGTCATGATATATCATATGCACAAGTAACATTTACTTTATATGATAAGGATGGAAATCAACTAGGTACTGCGATGGATAATATAAACGATCTTAAAAAAGATGGTACTTGGAAGTTCAAAGCAATGGGAATGAATACAGATGGAGAAATTGCATCTTATGAGTTATCAGAAATAACTGGTTTCTAAAAATAACAGATTTATATCAATCATGAAAAACTATGGACTATAGAAGTAAAATTCTATAGTCCATAGTCCTTTTTTTAATTTATTATATAAATAAATTCTATTAATGTAAAATTAAATTTTAAAAAATAATTTAAATTGGTAAAATTTGACATTTGATTAATGTTAAATGAGGTGTTACAATTGTAACATAAAGAAGATATATATCGAAATTACATATAAAATGCATATAAAACTACGTACGTAAAATATTTTTAAAAATAATCAAAAATCTTAATTTTCAATATTGAATACAATCAAATTTTCAAACTCATCTAAGGCATGAAATACAAAAGCAAAAACATTAATTTAGTAGCTGATAAAAATTTAAAAATTGTAAAAGGGGGAAGCCTGTTATTTTTCAGAAGCAATGTAATTGTAAAAATATAAATCAGAATATTTTGAAAATATGGGGGATAAACTTATGATGGATTTAGAAAAGGAAAAACATGAAATAATTGAAATTATAAAAAAATTAAATATTGATAAAGATAAAAGGAATTTATTGATGATAAAAAATTATATCCTTGGACTTTTAAAAAAATAGAAGAATAGCAATTGCTATTCTTCTATTTCTAGTAAGGAATCTATCATTTTATCAAATACAGTCAGATATTTTTTATTCAATTTGAACATTTTAGTTATAATTTCTCTTTCTACTTCATTTTCCATTTTACTTAATTCACCAACAAGATGGGCAAATTGCTCATCTAATTCTTTGATAAAAAACATCTCTCCAACTCCATGCTTAAGCCATTCTTCAGATATGCTCCAAGTCTTGCAAATGTCGTTCAAAGTTCTTTCGCTTGCATTTCTTTTACCATTTTCAATTAAAGATATTGTGTTTCTTTTTAAATTTAGTTTATTAGCAAACTCTTCTTGGCTTAAATTGAGATTTAATCTTAGCTCTCTTATTCTTTTGTTTTCTGGTTTCATTTCATCTATCATTATTATCCCTCCATATGAAATATTATATTTTAAAAGTGCTTACAAGTCAACAAAAATAAAAGAAAAATGTATTACAAAATAGTTGACTTGTAAGCAATGATGTAATATAATTGTATTACACAATCAACAAAAGCGAGGTGATTGAAAATGACTGATATAAATAAAATTAGAGAAGAAATATATAGAAAATTGGAGTTACTTGGCCCTGCAAAACTAAAATTAGCATTGACTAAAGTAGATATATTAAAAGAAATACAAGACATTGAAGATGAAAATAATATACAAAATTAAAGGGGTGAAAAGATTGAAAATCTCAGATTTTAATAGAAACCACATAGGTAAAGCAGTTCAATTACAAGAAATAAGATTTAATACCATAACAGATTGCATCATCACAGAAGTGGAAGTAGGCGAAATTGTTGTAATGTTTTACATGCAAGAAAATGATGACACAGGATATAAAGCTATAACTTATGAAGATTTAGAAAATGGCGATTGCAAACTAAAGCTTTTAAATTAATAAATAACTTTAGAAGGGAGGTGATGAAATGGATCTCTTGAGAGATGCAAGAAAAAAGGATTGGTTCTGGTTAGAAAATGATCTCATAGATAATTTAAACTTAAATGTATATGAAAAGATGACATATATAGTACTAGCTCGGCATGCAAATAGTGAAAGTGTGTGTTTTCCTAGCAATCAAACTATAGCGAAAAAAGTTGGATGTAGCATAAATACAGTCAGAAAGGCAGTAAATGCACTAGAAGAAAAACAACTTATAAAAAAGACTGCTAGAAAGAAAAATGAAAAGGAAAATGATAGTAATTTATATTGCATTATGAGTGCCAAGGGTATATCACGAGATGATATACCTATAGCAGGAGATGACAGGGGGGTATATCACCAGGTGATAGGTAACAATACTAATATTAACAATACTAATATAAGTAACAATACACAATCAAAAAAATCACTTAAAAATGATAGAACTGATTCTGATGCACACGGTAACAATGAGAGCAATTTATATTATATTGCAAGTTTAAATGGTGGGCTCTGTGAGAACCTAGGTTCAGAGAGACCCCAGGGTAGGTTCTGTGAGAACCTAGGGGTGGGTTCTATGAGAGCCCCTAAAAAGACTTATAATAAAAAGACTTATATAAAAAGTAATACTACTACACAAAAAGAATCTAAAACTGATTATTTAGACCTATCATTCTTGGACTTAGATATAGAAAAAGTAAAACTAACTAAAGATGAATATGACAAACTTATAAGCAAGTTTGGGAAGAAATACATACATGATAAAATTGTTAGTTTAGAAAACTATATTGTAAATGGAAAAGGGAGTAGGTATAAAAGTCATTACAGGGCTTTGGTGACTTGGGGGAATGCTGATACTAGCAAAGGTATATTGCAACCAGTTACAAAGGCTAAGAATCCACTTAGTGGCTTTAAAGAACTTTAAAAACTAAATAGTATAGGAGGTAGATAGGATGAATGAAAAAGAAGAGGCTGTTTATTTGAATAGTTCTAATGTGAAGTTATTCTTAGGTGTTAGGGATATTAAGGAATTTGAGGAATTGATAGAAAATGTCAATGAGCGAATTTGTCAACTCCAAGAATCGATTAATAAACTTGCCCAATTTAATATTGAGTTCGAGATTAAGTCAGATATTTAGTTAAGTATAAATTAGGAGGATTGTTTATGGCAGATAAAACTGTAGAACTTACTGAAAAGGATTTGCACTGCATTGCAAGGCATTTGCAAAATGAAGTGTTAGAGATAGCATTTAGAGGAAACAGAGAAGCCCCTACATCTTGTGAAGTTTGCGATTACTTCGAAGAATGCAAGGACTATTTCACCCATATAGACACTTTTATAAAATTAAGTGAAATGACAGGTGTAGATATTTTTACTAAATAAATTTAGTAAATTAAAATTTTAGTATTGTAATTGACGTGCTTTTTTAAAAAGAGGACAGTTGCTATTAGCAGTCATTATTTGAATTTTGCAAATGTAATTTTTATTACATTCGCATTCTAAAAGTTTTGATCCAGTGAATCCAGGAAAGGTTTTATATTCACCAGAAAATTCAACTTTATCGTCAATAAGAGAGCATTTTTCTCTTAAGGTTTTAATTTTGCACATATTCATCACCACCCTATAATTAATTTGAACATACTGCCAATATGCTCAAATTAATTATAACATGCAAATTATCATGGTGTAGAATTAAAGCATAGGTCAATTAAATTTAGTTATAAAATCAATGAAACAGATAAATAATTAAATGTTAAATAAATTAGGGGGTTGTTCATGAAAGAGGAAAAGTTAGAACTTACTGAAAAAGAATTGCATTGTATTGCAAGACATTTGCAAAATGAAGTTATGGAGATGGTATTTAGAGGGAATAGAGAAGCCCCCACATCATGTGAAGTTTGCGATTACCTGCAAGAATGTGAGGGAGATTTTACCTGTATGTATCATTCTTTTACTAAATTAAGCAAAATAACAGGTGTAAAAGTGACTGCATTTAAGTATTGTTTTCCAGATGAAAATCCCAAAGCTACTATCTAAGAAGTTTTTTAGAATAGGACATTCTTCATTAGAAGAAGAGTCGCAAATATGACTTCCATCACATCTAGTTGACATTAACTTAGATCCAAAAGTACCTGGAGGAGCTGAATATTCGCAAGTAAGAGAAATGGTTTCGTTTATTACAGGACATTCTTTGCTTATAACTCGATATTGGCTCATACTCTCACCACCTTTCTAATTAATTTAAACATATTGGAAGTATGTTTAAATTAATTATAGCATGTAAATTATCATGGTGTAGAATAGTTTCAAATCAAAAGAAGCAACTAAATAGTTAAAGACAGGAGGTATGCTAAGTGGAAAGAAAAAAATATGAACTTACAGATCAAGATATACAAAGACTTATTGAAGGATTAAGAACTGATCCAAAAATAAGAGAAATGATATTTGAAAGTAAAGGTTGTGAAACTAGAACAAGTACAAGAAGTAAATGCGAACAATTTGTTGAAGAAAAACTTGCTTATAGAAGTTATGGATTTGAAACTCCAAAATACTATGCAAAACTTATTGCCGACATAATTGATATTTTAGTTTACAAAAATGTTCCAAGAGATCGTATTTGTGGGGTATTGTATGACGTCGAAAGGGTGATTCCTTTAGTTGTGACATTTTAATAATAAGCTGGAGGTGATTAAATGAATTACTCTTTAGAAGCAGAGCAAAACATTCTAGGAAGTTTTCTTATAAATGACTCAATAGCATACAAAATAAGAGAACTAAAAGAAAATGATTTCTACTTTGAGTCACATAAAATTATTTTATCTTGCATGAAGAAAATAATTGACTCAAATAAACCTTTAGATATTTTGATTTTAAAAAATGAATTAGAAAAAATAGATAGATTAGTAGATATTGGAGGCGTTAGTTACATTACCAGTTTAACAACTATAGTCATAACTACTTCAAACATAGCTCACTATATAAAAATCATAAAAGAGAAGTTACTTAAAAGACAAATTTCAGAGTTAGCAAATGAATTAATTAATAATTCAAATTCAGATACAAGTATAGATGAATTGATTGTAGATATAAACGATTTAAAAGCACTTGTAACGACGAGCAGTAGTGTAAATGATAATTACATTGACGCATCAAAAATAAAACGTGAAAAAGGCGTACACAAGTCCATAGACACGGGTTTTAATAAACTAAACAATATGCTAGATGGATTTAGATATGGAACTCTTACAATTTTAACTGGTAAACCAGCATCTGGTAAATCAACTATAGTTAATCAGTTTATAGCAGAAGCAATTGCAAATAAAGAAAAAGCATTTTTGTATTCTGGAGAATTACCCTCTTTTATGGCCATGGAATGGTTTAGAAAAACTGTAGCTAATGATTACCACATAAAAGAATGTAAAAGTGTCTATGGAGGAACATACACAGATATTCCAGATTATGCCTCTGAACTTATTTCAGACTGGATAGAAGATAAATTTTTTCTCTATGATGAAGATGCAATAAGTGATGAAGTAAATCTACTAAATACCATAGAACATTTATATTTAAAAAAAGGGGTTAGGTTCTTTGTTCTTGACAATCTAATGACAATAAAAACTGGCAATAAGGCAGATAAATATGAGAGACAAGAGCAGATAGTAAGCAACTTAAAAAATCTCGCTAAAAAATATAACTTAGTAATAGTTTTAGTTGCGCATCCTAGAAAAAATATGGGTGACATGAAGCCAACTATGTATGATGTGTCTGGAGCAAGTGAGATTGTCAATTATGCAGATTATATTTTATCAACATACAGGGTTATTGACGAAGAAGAAGAAACAGACGACACTTATCTATTAATTTTAAAAAATAGAATAACAGGAAAACAGAATATAAGTTTTAAAATGAATTTTTCAGAAAGAAGAAAAAGACTTTACACGACTAGTGAGGAGTTAAACAGAGATTACAAATATGATGTAGATAAACAATATGTTCAAGTAGAAATTCCAGAAGATGTATTTTAAAAAAAGGATAAAAAATAGGAAATTTTATTAAGTAATGATTTTATAAGAAAAACCAATATTGAATAATTTAAAAATTCAATATTGAAAAAAATCATTTTTCAATATTGAAAATCGGATTTTGAAAAAGTATTGAATTTCAATAGTAAAAAAAAGTTTGAAAATATAGCATTTGCAACGATTATATAAATTAATTTCCTGACATAATACGTACAGGTTTAGATATGCTAGCAAAAAAACTTAAAAGTAGTGTAAGGATAAAAAGGCTATATAAATTTATAAAAAGATTTAAAAGTGTTATTAAATTAGAGCTAAAGTTTATTAATTAATTTCCTCGTAGAAAAATATTATTTTAAATAAATAAAGGAGTGATTTTTATGATAACATTAGAAAAATTTGCAGGTGGAGTTCTAAAAGAAAAGTTTAATACAGAGTTACAAAAAGTTTTAGATAACATTGCAGATCCAAATACAGATTTTAAAAAAACAAGAAAAATTAGTTTAGAAATAGTGTTTAAAGCAAATGAAGATAGAGATCTTGCTGAAGTAGATATAAAATCCAAAGCAACTATAGTAGAAGCAAAGGCTACAACAACTAAAGTTCTGATAGGAAAAGATTTAGAGACAGGAAGAGTTGAAGCGTCTGAATTTAAAAATCAAGTAGCAGGGCAGTTGGTCATGGATATTCCAGATAGTGAAGAAACTAATGAAACAGAAGAAAATAGTGCTAGTGTAATTGATTTCAGAAATGCAAGTTCAAAGTAGTTTAAGAAAGTAAGTAAAATATAAATTTAAATAAAAAAGGAGAATAAAAAAATGATAAGAAATGCAATGGAATATTTAGTTAAGTTAGGAAAAAGAGAAACAGTATGTGTAGATGGGTTTAAGTACACAACAGATGCATTAGAAATAATAAAAGAACCAAAAGCTAATGAATTAGAAATAACTACATTGAGTGGTTTAGTAGATTATATAAAAAGTGGCATAGATCATGAAGAAGATGAGTTGTTATTAATACAAGTCTTAACTCCAAGAAAAGTGCTTTTAAAATCTGCTTTGAGAAAAAATAGAGATAGAGAAACTTATATTGAATGTGTAGCACTACTTCCAGATAAAAGATTTGACAGACCTTTAGATTTAGACACTTTTAATATAATGCTACAATCAGCATTTATAAAAAATAATGATAGAGATACACTTTTAAAAATTGCAGGAAATATCCAAGAATCTACAGTAAAAAATGTTGGAGATGATGGGGTTTCTCAGTCTGTAACAATAAAAACAGGTGTCGCTAGTGTATCAGAAGCAATAGTTCCAAACAGAGTAAAATTAATTCCTTATCGTACTTTCCAAGAAGTAGAGCAACCAGAAAGTGAATTTATTTTCAGAATGAGTACTGGACCAGCAGCAGGATTATATGAAGCAGATGGTGGAGCATGGAAAAATCAAGCAATGTTAAATATTAAAGCGTACCTGCAAGAAGAATTAAAAGATTTTAAAAATGTAAATATAATTGCTTAATTGAAAATCTAAGAGGACTTATTATAAGTCCTCTTAGTAAAACAAGGAGGGAGTTAAATGAAAAGTATTTCTCATATGAACATTTTAGAAAGAGCAGAATTTACAGACAAAATTGCTAATGCAATTATGTCTGCAAATAAAGAAATTGAAAGAGGTTGTGCCTTTAATGAAGCAGTTGAGATTGTAAAACAAATGGAATATAGAGAAAATAAATACAATGAAGGAGATATTGCAATATGAATAATGTAGTTTTAGTTGGAAGATTAGCAAGAGATCCGGAATTAAGATATATACCAGAGTATGGTACTCCAGTTGCTACTTTTGCATTGGCAGTTGATAGGGGTTATGCAAAAAAGGATGGAACTAGAGAAGTCGATTTTATACCAATTGAAGTTATGGGAGGATCAGCAGAATTTTGTGCTAATTATCTCGCAAAAGGAAGAATGGTTTCAATTCAAGGCCAAATAAGGATAGAAAAATATGAAAAAGATGGAGAGAAAAAAACTTTCACAAAAGTAAGAACAAAAATTGTTAATGCGCTTGATCACAAGCCAAAGGATGAAGAAAAAGAAATTGGTTTTCAAGTTTTAGATGATGAAGATATTCCATTTTAAATTGGATGGTGATTATGTGAGAAGTTTAGAGGAGAGAAATAAATTAGTTGAAGATAATATAAACCTTGTGCACTTTATTATAAATAAACATTTTAAATGTTTTCTAAGAAAATATCCATCTTTGAAAGAAGATTTATTTCAAGAAGGTTCTATAGGATTATATAAAGCAACATGCTGCTTTGATGAAAACAAAGGAACATTTTCTACAATAGCATGGCCATATATATTAGGACATTTGAAGACATTTACGACTAGATATGTTAAAAACATTATAGAAATGATATAGATAGTTTTGAAAAATGCATCTATAGAAATACTCATGGTGAAGAAATAAGAATAGAAGATAGATTGGCTGGTAATGAAAATGTAGATATAGAAAGTGTTCATGTTATTAAATCTTGCATAAAAAGAAGTAAAATAGAAGATATACAGAAAATAGTTTGTCTAAAACAAAAAGGATATACTCAGAAAGAAATAAGCATAATGCTTGGAACTAACGAAGTGACAATATGTAGGAAACTTGGAAAATTAAAAACTGAAATTAATATACTAGGAAAATAATATAATTATTTAAGTTAATTGGAGGTAAAATGAAGACTAAAATAGTTGGTGGTAGGGAAAATGAGTGTCCAATTTGTAATGGCAATGTATTTAAACTTGAAACTAGTATAGGAATTGTATGGCAGTGCAAAGACTGCGGATGTATGTATCAAGATTTTGAATGTAAGAAGAATTAAAGGAGGAGCAATGTTAAATTTCTTAAAAGAATCAATAATAAAAGAATTGATAAAGGCAAATGGAAAGATGAATATTTTAGACACAGAAGAATTTGAAAAAGAAGTAAGAGAATTGGACATAGAAATATTAATGAGATTGTATGAGCCAATGGTGTACTTACATTGTATGAGAAATGGAAATAAGGAACTTGAAAAAATTGAGGTAGAAGATTTTTTAAGAAATGCTGGTGTTGACATAGAGGAAAGTTAATTTTATTAAAAAAATTAAAGGAGGAGTTTAAGATGGAAGAGAATATGAAAAATCTTATTGAGCATAGTGAAAATATAAAGAATCTTAAAGAAAGCATGGAAAGTACAATAGATGAGTTAATTAATCTAAATGTTGGAAGTAGTAGAATTGATGTATATAGAGCAATAATGCAAGAAGAAATACATAAAGAAACTATAAATGTATGTAAAGATAGTAAAGAAATAATTATTATCAAGAAAAGAGAAGAAGAACAAATGCTAAAAGATATAGAAAAAAATGAAAGTAAAATTGAAGATTTTTTTAGGAAAATAGGCTTTGGTAATAAGTAAAATTCAAAAAAGAAAAAGGAGCATTACTTCACGCTCCCACTTGTCAAAATTCTAAAGTTGTCATCACAAAATCATTATAACATAAATGGGAGTGTGAAGTAATATTGGCCAATAAAAAAGATACTTTGTTCAGTAGTGCTGAAGGTAAATTATATAGTTATAAAAAAGCAAAAGCAGAAATAGAGAAGATAGGTATTGATATAGAAATAATAAAAAATGACTATAGAGGATGCAGTGGTATTGAGATTAAAGAGAAATCAAGTAGAACATATAACACTAAAAGTGTAGTTGAGATAGAAGTTGAAGAGAAAGAAAGGAAAGTATTCTTAAAAGAAAAAGAGAAAAGACATAAGGAATTATTAGTTGAAAAAATAGATAATGCAATGAAGATATTAAGTGAAGAAGAAAAGAAAATAGTCCAATATAAGTATTTTTCGAATAATAGGACATCTTGGGAATATGTCGGTAGAATGATTGGATTTTCAACAAGTAAGTGTAAACAAATGAGAATAGAGATTATAGATAAGATAAAAGGATTACTTTGAAGTTTTCTGTATATGAAAAATATGGTAAAAAGATTGTCGATATTAAAAATTTTGTCCCTTCCTGTGATAATATAATAATCATGGGAGGGGATGTTTTAGTGTCAAAGGAATATTTATTTTCATCTTGTTTTTATTTTATGATATTTACAATAGTAATTTTATTTTTATTTTCAAATAAGAGAGATGATAAATTGCAAATATTAAAAAAGCTTGTTTTAGCAATTGTGGTTTCAATGGGTCTATTTTCTAGTTTTTATTTGATTTTTGGAAATTCTACAAATTATAATGTAAATGAAGTAGGTGTAGGTCTTTCTATATTTGGGATGTTAGCTACTGTTTGGGTTGGATTGAATATATACAATTTAATTGAGAAAAAAGAAGTTGATAATTTAAAAGAAGAATTAAGAAATAGTTTAGAGGAAATAAATAAATTAGAAAGAGATTTAATAGAAAGTAAAGATGAAATGGATAAAAAAATATCTGAAAGTGAAAAAAATAATTTTATTCATAGTATAACTATATTAGCTAATATAGAAGATGATTTTAAAAAGAAACTTTATTATTATGGAAAAATAATAGAAAAATATCCTAAATTAGAATTTGGTTATTTTATTAGAGGACTTATTTATACAAAGTTTAACAAAACTAATGAAGCAATGAATGATTTTAATAAAGCTATAGAATTAAATGCAGATTATACAGATGCGTACTATTTTAGAGGTCTTTTATATGAAATGAATGACAAAGTAAATGAAGCAATAAATGATTTTAGCAAAATAATAGAATTAGACTCAAAATATGTAGAAGCATATTTTCATAGAAGTTTATTATATGCTCAAAAAGAAAAATTTAATGAATCAATGATTGACCTTAATAATACAATAAGTTTGGATTCAGAGTACTCAGAAGCATATTATAAAAGAGGTCTTTTATATGCAATGAATGACAAAGTAAATGAAGCAATGAATGATTTTACGAAAGTAATAGAATTAGATGAGGGACATATAGATGCATATTATGGAAGAGGTGCTTTATATGAAATTAAGAAAGAATATGATAAGGCAATAAGTGATTTTAGTAAAGTAATAGAACTAAATTCTAAATATGTAAAAGCATATTTTCATAGAGGTTTGTTATATGCTCAAAAAGAAGAGATTGATAAAGCAATAAGTGATTTTACTAAAGCAATAGAATTGAATCCTAAATATACAGATGTATACTTTAATCGAGGTCTTTTATATAAAAAGAATTGTGAAAATGATAAAGCTATGAATGACTTTAGTAAAGTAATAGAGTTAGATCCAAAATACATAAATGCTTATTTATCTAGAAGTTTGTTACATATGAGAAATAAGAATTTTAATGAAGCAGATTCTGATATTAATGAAGTACTCAAATTGGATAAAAATAATCAAAAGGCATTGGAATACAAACAGTTATTAAAATCATTTAGAAGTTTAGAAAACCAAAAGGGCTAATAAATATATTTAGTCCTTTTGGTTTATAATTATGTACATTTCACATTATCATGATAGAGTAATTTTTCTTATAAGTTAATGCTTATTATTTATAATCAGAAACATTGTCCATGAAAAAATTAATTAGAATTATTTTTATTCATATTTAAATTACTCAAATTATTTTCCCAGTTTTTTATCTCTTTTTTAATATTTTCACTTATAGTATCACTTGAAGACATTTTCTTTAATTTACCATTCAAGGATTTCTGTTGTTCATCTGAAAGATCTGTTTTTATTGTAGGATCAATAATATCTATTACATCTTTTACATCGAAATCAACAAATTTGCACAATTCTTCTAAATGATCAATTAGGAATTCTATATATTCATATGACCATTCTTTATAATTTTTTTTGTTTTTTAACATGAACTCATTAATTTCATAACTTTGATTTGCTAATTCAAAGAATGAACCTGAAGGATCCATTATTTCATTTATAGAGTTTTCATAGTTAACAATATTAATTTGTCTTATTAATTTCTCTTTTTCTGTTAAGTTACTATAATTCTTGTTAACAAAAGCAACTAATCCAAATTCAAAATTTAAAATTGAATCTTTACGTTTTTTTACTATATCTTCTCCAAACTCTCTAAGTCCTTCTAAGTTTTTATCAATAGCCTTATTCCTAATTTCTGTTAATTGTTTTATGCTTAAATCTTCTAAGTTTTTAGGAACTATTTCTTCATTATTCTTAGTAACTTCTTTTAATTTATCATTTGTATTTCTATTATTGAAAACAAATATAACAGTAAATAAACTTAAAATTATTACTAAAGCAATTAAACTTACATTTTTTTTATTTAACATATTAAGCCTCCTTTTTAATAAGTATTTTATTTGTAGAAAATAACTCAGTTTATTAGAGCAACATTTATTACTGTTTATTCTAAAGGTTACAATAGAACACTTTTTGATATAGTTTATATAATTATAACGAATGATAAACTAATTTTTAGACATATGTATATAATTTTTTTACTAAATTTTTAAATCATAAAAAGAGGACTAAATTCTATTAGTCCTCTTTTTATGTTTATATAGCTTTTTTACAAATAAATTCTATTATGTAATAAAATTTAGCAGTTATTTTTACTAAATACTTATTGATTTTTGGAATAGATATTTATTCTTTTCAATTTTCATTTGCTTAAAATCATAAACTTTTTTATTCCCAATAAACTTTGTAATAAGAAATTTTCTTTCCTTTAAGTTTACTTAATAAGTTTGTTCTTGCACCTTCATCTGAATGTGCAGCATATGAAAAATTATATCCATTTGAATGTTTATCTGTAGATATTAGTGTATGAGTTGCTACTCCACTACTATTTAGTATACTTACAGGTGTTGCTGGTCTTAAAAAACTTAAAGAATTTGATACAGTAAGTGTTTGATACGCAATTCGATTCATCCAATGTATTTTAAACTCTTTTGCTCCAGCCCAAGAAGGAGATCTATTACTAGTGGAATAATAATACCATGGATTATTATTAGTCCAGAATGTTACTCCAGCTTCATGTAAGCATTGTGAAACAAAGTTAGCACAATCTCCATATCCATCCTTTTGAAAATTATAGTAAGGAGAAGGTGCATTATTTTTTCGATCTGTACTACCATAGTAACCATTGGTATATCCATTGTTTTTTTGCATAAGCTAGTGCTTGTTGTCTATAAGTAGAAGGACTTACTCTTGGCAAAGGTTCATTTGAGTTTTTTTCATTAGTTAAGTTATTTTCCCAGTTTTTTATCTCCTCTTTTGTATTAGAGCTTAGAGTATTGCTTGAATACATTTTTATTAATTCATTATTTAGAGATTTCTTTTGATTATCTGAAAGATCAGGTTTTATTGAAGGATCAACCATTTCTATTACATCTTTTGCATCAAAATCTACAAAATCACATAAATCCTCTAAATGCTCAATCAAAAATTCTACATATTCATATGACCATTCTTTATAGTTTTTTTCATTTTTTAACATAAATTCATTAATTTGATAACTTTGGTTTGTTACTTTGAAAAAATCGCCTGAAGGATCCATTATATCGTTTATAGAATTTTCATACTCAACAATATTGATTTGTTTTATTAATTTCTCTTTTTCTGTTAGGTTACTGTAGTTTTTATTAACAAAAGCAACTAACCCGAATTCAAAATTCAAAATTGAATCTTTGCGTTCCTTTACTATATTTTCTCCAAATTCTTTAAGACCTTCTAAATTTTTATCAATAGCTTTATCTCTAATATTTATTAATTGTTCTATACTTAAATCTTCTAAGTTTTTAGATATCGTTTCTTCATTATATTTAGTTATATCTTGTCCTTTTATATTAGTATTTTCATCAGCGAAAACAAATACAGTAGTTGATAAACTTAAAATCATTGTCATAATAATTGAACTTATATTTTTTTTATTTAACATATTAAACCTCCCTCTTTAATATATGTATTAATACTTGTCAAAACAGGAATCATATTCTACCAAAATTCAAAATAAGTTTATCACCGTTTTTTTATAAAAGAGCGTTTACTAAATATCATAATATAATCCTCCCTTTCTAGTATTATTTATATATATAACGAATAAAGAATCGTTTTTTAGACACTTATATATAAATTTTTTTATTAAATTTCAAGAATGTATTTTTAATAAGATTTAATTATCAAGAGTAGAATCATAATATATAAAATAAACAATCAAAAATAGTGTAAAAACTAATACTTTTTGTTAATATTAATAGATAAATATAATCTAAGGTGGTGATTAAACTGACAATAGAAGAATACAAAAACAAATACTCTACTGGAAATAAAATTGTACTTCCTCTAAATAGTTTTGATGATAAAGAACTATACTATCATGAAACTGAAAACATATTGAATTTAATAAATGAAATAGATAAATTAACATCAAGTAAAATATTTAAAATAATAGAAGATAAAAATGATTTAGCACTAGAGTCTTATTATTCTAGTGTAATAGAAGGTGCTTTTTCAACTAGAAAGATTGCAAAATCTATAATTAGAGGAAAGATGAAACCAAGTAATAAAAGTGAGTATATGATTTACAACAATCATAGAGCCTTAGAATATGGATTAGATAACTTAGATAAATTGTATAGTCACAAATTTATATATGACCTACATCATATATTAGGCGAAAACTGCTTGGATTCAGAAGAATATGAGTACAGAACTGAAAAAGTATATGTATGTGATTCAAAAGGTGAAATTATACATACAGGGCTTGATCCTTTGAAAATATATGACTTTATGAGTAAATTAATAGATTTTATGGAAAATAGCAAAGTTAGTGATTTAATTAAAAGTGCTATAATTCATTTCTATTTTGTATATGTCCATCCTTTTAGTGATGGTAATGGAAGAACATCAAGAGCATTATCATATCTATATCTGATTGATAAAGGATATGATACTTTTAAAGAGTTTTCAATATCATATATGATATCTAAAAACAGAACTAAGTATTATAAGGCTATACTTGATGTAGAGAATAAGGGGTATAATTTAACTGTATTTATAGAGTTTATGTTAAAGTCTATAATACAATCTATCAATGAAATGCGTGATATGCATGATAGGAAGTCTTTAGAGAGTATACTAAAAGAGGAGTTATTTGAAAATGATATAACTCTATCAGCAACAGAAGAACATATATTAAAATATATCTGTAATAAAGATAACTATTCTATGACATTAGAGAACTATATCAAAAAGAACAAAAGTAGATACTTAAAGGCTGGAATAAAAGAAATAGAATTAGTTGACCAGTTGATGGAAGTGTTTAATAATCTTGAAGAAATAGAGATTTTATCAAGAGAAAAGGATGTATATAAAGTTAATGAGAAGTACTTAAAAATGCTTGATATAGACTAATTTAGATAATCTAGAGAGGGAATATATGAATAATAAGAAAAAGACATTCTTGATTTCTGGTGCTATAAATGTAATTTTATTAATCATTATTTTTGCGTTATTTCGTTATAATATTATAGAAAATAGTACACGAAATATGATAATAACTGTGATCTTAATTTTTATTTTTGAAATAATAAAAATAAAAATACTAGAGAAATATTATAACCTATAAACAAGAAATATCTTTCCTAAGAGCATATTGCAAAGTATGCTCTTAATTTAGTTATATAGATTTAAATGTAAATAATGTCTTTTTTGTAGACGATTTATGTACGATTTGTGACCGATTTGTGTACGATTTATGTCTTTTAATCATGATAATATTGTATTATGAAAAAATATATTTAATAAAAAATGGCTTGGAATTTATATTCTAGGTCTTTTTTTATACAAAAATTCAATTATTAGATTAGGAGGTAGTAGTATGTTGAAAGTTTTGCAAGAGAAAAATATAAGGATGATATGGTCCAAGAACGGAGAAGAAGTTTGGTTTCATGCTGGAGATGTAGGAGAGGAACTAGGAATAGTAAATATTCATGACACATTAAGAAATATAGATAGAGAATATAAAAAGAAATTTAAGAATTCAGATGTCGGAGTTTCCGACAACCGAAATTTTAAAGTTAAGTTGAATAATCGTGGAGAAGTATTTGTGACAGAAGAAGCAGTATATAATATGTCATTTAGAAGTAATAAAGCAGAGGCAAAACTATTTACAAAGTGGGTTTCTAAAACTCTTAAACAAATTAGAATACATGGTTATTACATTGCTACAGAAAAGGATCAAGAATGGATAAGCATAAGAACAGAAGGTAAAAAAGTAAGAAGAGGTTTTACTGATGAAATACAAGAGTTTGTTTATTATGCTATTAGTCAAGGTAGTAATAAGCCTCAAATGTATTATAAACATTTCACTGAACTTGTAAGAAAAAAACTAGGAATACCAAAAGATGTAAAAAGGGATGAGTTAAATCAAAGTGAATTGTTTGATATACAAGCACTTGAAAGAGTCATTTCTATGAAGTTGCCTAAGTTAATAGATAAAGATATGAACTATAAAGAGATATATAGGAAAATTAAAGAATTAATAGATATAATTTAATGCTATCTAATATAGATGGTATTTTTTTATGCAATAAAATAAGTGCTTTTAAGAGAGGTGTTTGAAATTAAACGAGATATAACAGAAGAAGTTTTAAGTGCTGCATATGTACCAGATAATCTAAAGTATTATGACAGTGTAATGAGAGAAACTCCTAGCATGTATGGAAGAGAATGTTCTTTAGATTTTATAAAGAAAAAGCAAGAAAAACTCTTGAAACTAAAAAAGAAGGTTAAGAAAAACTATGATTCTAAGATTAATAAGTTAGAGTTATATCTAAAAGTTTTAGAAGAAAGTATAATTGATGAGTCTGATCATGTTGAGTTAGTTACATTTAAGTTATATTTACAGCTAGAAAATGTAGTAAAAGTAACTAGAACTGTAAATGACTTAGGATTTAGAATAAAGACCAGTACTTATTCAAAAGAAAGAAGATATACCACAAACGATATAACCTCTATAATTACAGATTCTTTTGCTAATGTAGATGAAGATTTAAAGATGTTAGTACAAGAAAGGCAGAGAAAAAATTATTATGGTAATAAGGAGTGTTTTTAATGAATGGAAGCACATAGTGGACAAAAAGTTAATCCCATAAAAGATATAGAGGATGTATTTAGACTTTTGAATTTTCTAGAGGAATGGAATGAAAGAAATTACTTATTAGCTCTATTTGGAATGTGTACTGGACTTAGAATAGGGGATATATTAGCACTTAAAGTTGCAGATGTAACAGATGTAAAGTTAGATAAAAAAGGGAAGAAGATAAGAGTATCTAAGGATTGGATTAGGGTTATAGAGGAAAAAAGAGACTATGATAGAGAGGTTTTCTTATCTGATGTAATAAAGGATGCTATAGAAAACTATACTCAAGATAAGCCTGGAGAGGAGTTCTTATTTAAAAGTGGTAAGAGAAAGAAGTTTAATAGACCTATTCAAACAAGGCAAGCAGGAAGAATAATAAAAGGAGCAGCAGAAAAGGTAGGAATAAAAGAAAATGTTGCGACACACTCTTTAAGAAAGACATTTGCAAGACATATTTATGATGAAGAAGAAAATAAGACTTATGCTTTAGAACTTATAAGAAAGATATTAGGTCATAAGACTATAGAAGTAACAAGAAGATATATTGGAATAGATAAAGAAGAAGAAGTAAAAGCAATAACTAAATTTACTAATAAATTAAAGAAAAGAAAAAGAGATTAGAATTGTTATAAATTAGCTCTAAATTTCATATGTTACGTTTTTCAGCAATAGGACATTACAAAAGTGTAAAGGCCTTTAATAATAGAATTTCCAAAGAATAGAATAGATTTATTAAGAAGTCTGAAAATCACTATTAAAGGACATTTTTTGAGGCATTAAAGTAAATGTGTATTTAATTAAATATCAAGTAAAGGAGTGATTTTTTGAGTGAAAAAGATGTTGAGATAGTTAGTACAGGATATAGAAGATTAGAAGAATTAAACCAAGAAGAATCAAAGTTAGTATCTCTCTTGATTTCAGGCTTTAATGTAACAGACGCGGCTAACTTAATTGGTATTAGTAGACAGACTGTTTATAACTGGATGAATAGAGAACATGTTAGGAAAGAAATGGACAGGCGTAAGCAAGAGCTGGCAAGCCAGGGAAACTCAATGATATTAAAAGATATAGAATCCTATGTCAATAATATTAAGGCGTTGGCCAAAGATAATAGTGATAAGAGAGTAATGCTGGCTGCCAATCAATATCTTATAAATCGTATTTATGGTAATCCTACAAATACAGTTATACAAGAAGATAATAGTAATGGTATGGAAACTGGTGAAACAGAAATAGAAGCAGCCATAGCTAAGATAAGAATAAGAACAAAAAAGTAATACTTAATACTCATTAATTTTAATTAAAAAAACTACCATTTTATAGATATTTGATGTAAAAATAAAGCATGGTACAAATTTACATTATAAACTATCTATTTTGATGTAAAAATAAAATCGAAATCCTAATTAATTTACAAAAAGCACGCAAAGTCTTTGACTCTAATTTTACATTTATGCTATAATATTATTTATAGAGTAAACATAGGTGGAGGTGTCAAAGATGGTAGTAGGTTATATGAGAGTTTCAACAGCAGAACAAAATGAAGATAGGCAATTAGTTACAATGAAAAAGCATAATGCAGAAAAAATATATCAGGAGAAAATAAGTGCCAAAGATACTAAAAGATCACAACTAAATGCAATGTTAGATTTTGTAAGAGAAGGAGATACAATAATTGTACATGATTTTAGTAGACTTGCTAGAAGTACTAAAGATTTATTAGAAATAGTTGAGCTCTTAGAAAAGAAACATGTAAAGTTAATTAGTGATAAAGAAAATTTAGATACAAGTACACCTACAGGAAAACTTATGCTTACAATGCTTGGTGCAATATATGAGTTTGAGAGAACAAACATGCTAGAAAGACAAAGAGAAGGTATAGCTATAGCTAAAGAGCAGGGCAGATACAAGGGTCGTAAAGAAGTTAAGATAGACAACTTTGGTAGTTATTATGATAGATACAAGACTAGAGAACTTAATAAGACTCAATTGGCTAAAGAATTGGGAGTAAGTAGACCAACATTAGATAGATTAATAAAGAGCCATGAGAATAACTAAGAAGAGCAATATATATGCTTAAGTTAATTTTAGTGGGGCAAATTCATAGAATTATGCCCTTTAATTATGTCTGAAATAATTATAAATAACTGTTTTTCAGTATAGGGGGGTATCCTTCTATTTCAAAAAAAGTATTTTTTATAGAAAATGAGTTCTAGAAATTTTCTAGCAAAATTTAAAAACCAGAGATGTATTTCAAAGAGGGTGATTTTATTAGAGAAAAATTTACATTGTTTGTTTTATTAATTGCATTACTCGCTGAGCCTAAAAAAATAGAAGAAGTAAGAGGAAGTAAATACGAGTGGATAATTTAGAAAGAAATATACAATTAATATTTAGTTATCTAGCAAAGACTTTTATAAGAAATGGAGCATCTATAAAAGATGCTGAAAAAGAAGCAAATGAGATTATAAAAGCTAACTCAAACAATCTTTGGGGAGTTAATGGGCTTGCTTATCAGCTTGGAAAAATAAACCTAGAATTCTTCTGTATGTATTTTATGCAAGACACATATTTACCAAAAGAAGATAATGCTGCTGCTCCTATAGCTAAAGTTCATCATGAGTTATGGGAAGATATACAAGAATCTATAATTGGAGATGGTTCACAGCAATTAGGAAGAATTTATCCAAGAGGAACAGGTAAAAGTGCATTTGGAGATTTAGCAACAACTGTATGGTCACATTGTTATAAACATAAGACATATACTTTGATTTGCTCTGATATAGGTTCTACAGCAGAAAAATTCGTAAAAGATATAAAAAATGCATTACTTGAAAATGAGTATATTAAAAAAGCGTTTGGAGTTCTTTTAAATGATAATGATAGAAAATACATTTGTAATAGTACTCAACTAGAGCTAACAAATAAAACTTTTATTGAAGCCATATCATCTTCATCACCCATGAGAGGAAGAAAATACAATAACAATCGTCCTGATCTTATCATACTTGATGACTATCAGTCAGAAGAAAATGTTAGAACAGAAGATGCTAGAGAGAAAAAATTTAAAAGATTTTCTGATGATGTAAAGTATGCTGCACAAAAACCAGTTATCAGAAATGGTAAAACTATAAAAAGAGGTACTACTTTTATAGCATTAGGAACATTGCAACATAAAGAATGTTTCTATAGTAGACTAAAAAATTTACCAACTTGGAAGTTTAAATGTGAAAAAGGAGTTTTAGTCGATAATGTAGATGAATTATTTAATTCTGGTTTATGGCTTAATTTCAAAGAGTTGTTATTTGATTTTAAAAATACAAATCATCTTGAAGATGCTAAAGAATTTTACTGGGAAAATGAAAAAGAAATGAAATTCCCTATATTATGGCCAAGTTTTTGGGATTGTTTAGATATGGCTTTAAGTTATTATGAAAATCCAACATCTTTTAAACAAGAGGTACAAAATGATGTAAATTCAATAGGTGAGAAATGGTTTAAAACAATCAGAACTGAATCTAGAGAATATATAGAAACCCATACATTCAAAAAGACAATGCTATTATGTGACCCAGCATCTGCAGGTGGGTCTAAACATGACTATAGTGCTTTTCTTGTTGGAAGCGAATCAGAAAATGGTTTACTATATGGCAGATTGGCAGAACTAGCCAAAATAAATGCTAGAACTGATTTTGATAAATATATAGACCATATGATTTATCTATTAAAAGTGTATCCAGATATAACACATGTTTATATAGAAAAAAATACATTTAATGGTGCAGATGCTAATCAATTAGAACTTAAAATAAAAAATGATGATATTCTTTACTACAGAGATATAGAAATCATTAATGAGCACCAAAAGAAAAATAAAGATGATAAAATCTCTACCTTAATACCTGTTTTAAATAAAGGTCAAATGATTTTTGCAGAAGAAGGTAAGGAATTTATACAACAAATCCTTGATTTTACAGGACAAAAATACTCTCTACATGATGATGCTCCAGATATATCAGCAGAATTTATAAATAGGATTTTTAATATTAAAGTAAATGAAAGTATTACACTATTAGATAGAAGAAATTTAGGTCTTTGATTGTATGGAGGTGATACATTAAGTGGAAATAGATTTAAGTTTATTGAAAGAAATATATGATGATTGGAGTTTAAAAAAGCAAGAATACAACACTATGTATAAGTATTATAAAGGTGAAACAGATGCTATTAGTAACTATAAAATGGTTACCAAGAGGTCTAATAATAAGATAAACACTAATTTCTTAAAAAAGTTTATTAATGAAGAAGTTGCTTATTCTCTTGCAAATAAAATTACCTATACAAGCAGATTGGGTGATGAGAAGATTATAAATGATTTAGAATACTATACTTGCCATTGGAGTAAAAAGCATGATTCAGATTTATTGAGATATACACTATTATTTGGATTTTGTTATGAACTTTATTATGTAAAAAACAATGAAATGAAAGTAAGAATAATAAAACCAACAGATGGCTGCCATTATGAAAATGAAGATGGAGAAATTATCTATTTTTTTAGAGAATTTAAAAAAGATTTTAAAGATGATATTTATATAGATGTATATGATAAAGAATACATCTATCATTTTGATTCAAAATTCAAAGAAGTTGAAGGTCCTACAGTAAATAATATATTTGATGGCAATGTTCCAATATCAATTTGTAAAAGAAGTGAAGAACTAGGAAAAAATACAATATTTAATGATATAAAAGGGTTACAAGATGCTTATGAAACTAATTTAAGTGATATAAGTAATGAAATTAGTGATTTTAGAAATGCGTATTTAACCTTCTCTGGATGTAATATTAAAGAAGAAGATTTGCCAAGGATGAAAGAACTTGGAATACTTCAAGTTAATGGAGATGGAAAAATAGAGTGGCTTATTAAAGACATGAATGATACATTTGTTCAAAATACACTATCTTCAATAAAAGAAAATATGTATGAAATTACATCTCATATAAATCACAATGAAAAAATGCAAAGTAATACATCAAGTCTAGCAGTTATAGCAAGATTAATCAGTACAGAATGGATTTGTAGCCAAAATAATGATAGTATTGCAGATACTTTATTTAATAGGTACAAATTATTGTGCATTTGGCTTAATAAAAAATATGGTTTTGACTATGATTATAAAGATATTAAGGCTAAATTTACCCCTAAGATACCACGTGATGATTTAGTTGTAGCAAATATATTAAGTCAACTTGGAGATAAATTATCTACTGAAACTGGATTATCTCAACTAAGTTTCATTGATAATCCCCATGCAGAAATGGAAAAAGCTAAAAAAGAACAGGAAATAGTTTCAGAAGGAGAGATTTTATTAGATGAATCAAAAGATTTTAACTAAATTGACTGAAGATATATATAAATCTGCTGAAAATAGGACAAAACCATTTTATAAGTATCAAAGAGAAAACAGAGATAAACTTCTATTAGAAATAGCAAAGATATTGCTAACACATGATATTATCAATGAATATTTAAATATTAATAATAAAGATAAGAAAAATCTAAGGTCAAAACTTAATAAAATTATAAATGAGTATTCTAATAATTATGATGAAGAAGTCAAGGATATAGAAACTATTTTATCTGATTCATCTAAGAATAAATATTCAAATTTGATAATTTTATTAGGAGTAATACTGAAGATAAAAGATATTATTAATATGAACAATAAAGTTATAAATAAGATAGTGAATAATAAGATTGATGGAAAACATTGGAGTGACAGGCTTTGGAAGAATAAAAAAGGTATAGAAGAGTCATTAAAAAAAGAAATAAAGAGTTTTCTAAATGGAAAAACTTCTGTAAATAAGATAGAAAAAGCAATAAGAGATAAGTATTCAACTGGAGCAAGCCAGACAAGGAGATTAGTAGAACATGAAGTATCTAGGTGCCAAAGTGAAGTAAATGAGTATTTTTTCAAAACACAAGGTATTATAAAAGTAATGTATTGTGCTGATTTAGATTCTCGTACATGCAATGATTGTAGTATTTATAATGGATTAACCTTCTATGTAAATGAACCAAGACCATCATTGCCACAACATTGTTTTTGCAGATGTGAATATATACCTGTTATCTAACACATATTGATTTGATATGTGTATTTAATATGTCCAAATTTATAAAAGGAGAAAAATATGCAAAAAAGAGAAATGATAGAACTATTACAAAATATAGAAGACGAATCAGATATAGATTCTTTATTAGAGAATTTAGACTTGTTTAAGTCAAAAGAACCCAAAAGTCCTACAATAGATGAATTTAAATCCTTAATTTTAAGTGATTCAAACTTTAAGTCTTTTATGGATAAAGAAAACAGTAAATATTATAGTGAAAAGTTAGAGCATTTTAAGAAAAATGATATGCAAACACTTATAAATGCTGAAGTTCTAAAAAGAACTTCTACAAATGAAACAGAGGAGCAAAAGGCTATAAGAGAACTAAATGAAAAATTGGATAGATTAGAAAAAGAAAAAAAACATACAGAAATGATTTCTAAATATAAGGATATTTTAGTTGAAAAGAAAATTCCTACAAACTTAATTGAATATCTACTATCTGATAATGATGAAAAAACAAATGCAAATATAGATATATTTGAAAACTCAATGAAGCAATATATTCAGGCTAGAGTAGATGAAAGGATTAAAGATGGTTCATATACACCACCTGGAAAAGAAGGTATTGATGAACTATCAGAGGTTAGAAAACAGATAAAACAAGGTTTAAATAGTTTCTAAAAAAAGAGGAGGAGGATTTTATAAATGGCTAATGTATTACAATATGTAACGCTTTTTCAACAAGAATTAGATTCACAAATAGTGGTAGGTTCAACTACTGGATGGATGGAAAGAAACTCTGGTCAAGTTATATATGATGGAGGTAGAGAAGTAAAGATTCCTAAGGTATCTATGGATGGTTTAGGAGATTATGATAGATCTAAAGGATACGCTCCAGGAGCAATAACACTTGAGTATGAAACTAGAAGAATGGAAATGGATAGAAGTAGAGAATTTATGCTGGATTCAATGGATGTAAATGAAACAAACTTCGTTGTAAATGCCTCTTCTGTAATGGGATTATTTCAAAAGCAACATGTTATACCAGAAATAGATGCATATAGATACTCAAAGATATTTTCAGAAGTTTCTAAGGTTGATGAACGTGTAAAATATTCTTATGAAGCATCTGCTGCAACAATTTTAAGTGAATTAAAATATCAGATAGCATCAATTCAAGATTCAACTGGCGATATACCTCTTATTATTAGTATGTCTAGTATAGTAGCAAGTATATTAGAACAGTCTACTCAACTTGATGATATTGAATTTGGTGATGGGGATATAAAAAGAATTGTAAAATCTATAGACAATGTACCTATAATAAAAGTTCCATCAAAAAGAATGAAAACAGAATATATATTCATGGATGGTAAAACATCTGGCCAGACAACAGGAGGTTTTAAAGAAGGACCAAAAGCACTAGATATAAACTGGTTAATAACTCCATCATCTGCTCCAATTGCAATATCTAAGACAGATAAACCAAGAATATTTACTCCAGATCAAAATCAATCAGCTGATGCTTATAAAATAGATTATAGAAAGTATCATGATTTATGGTTATTAGATGAACCAATAAAACTTTGTAGAGCATGTGTAAAACAAGCAAAGGCTGCTCAAGAGTAGAGGTGAAATAAATGTTTGTATTAAAAAAAGATAATGTTATTAGACTCGCTAATAATGAATATGAAAGTAATAATCTAGTATCAAAGGGATTTAAAATGTATTTAGAAGAAGTGACTAAAGAGAATATTGAGAAAAAAGAGGAAAAAACCGAAAAAGTTAAATCAATCTCTAATGAGTTGTTAAATCTATCTAAGCCAGAACTTATGGAAATCGCTAAAGGTAAGAATATAAAAGGATATTCAACTAAAACTAAAGAAGAATTAGTTAAAATATTAGATGAGTACAATGCTTGATAACATTAAGTTAGTTTTAGGAATAGAAAATGATAGGTATGACAAATTAATAATTCTTTATATAAATAAAATAAGTGAAATGGTTTTAGAATATTGTTCTAGGCAGGAATTAAGTATAACACTAGAAGGGTTTGTGGAGGAAAAAGTAATATCAATATTATCTTCAAGATTTGAAGAACTTAAGAAAAATAGCGGACTTGATAATATAGAAAAAAACTTAAAAGCAATAACTAGAGGTGATACAAAAATAGAATATAATACTTTAACATTGCAAACTGCTGAAAATAGCATAAGTTCATCATCTTTTTTAACTGACACTGATAAAAAATTCCTAAGTCCATTTTGTGTTGTCAGTATGTATTAAGGGGTGAATAAATGACTGAAGCAGATATATTAGAAATGACCTATCTTGATAAAATGACTATCATCAGAAAGTCAAAAGGTTGGAATCAAGAAACATGTTCTAATGATTTTAGTAATATTATTATAGCTGAGGATATCCCATGTGCAATTTCAAGAAAAGAAGAAGCCATTGTAAGTGGTGATATTGGAGCTATAGTCATAAATAGAAAGTTATTTTGTAGACCAGAAGTAGATATAAAAACAGGCGACACTATAAATGCAACTTATAGCCATGGAGAAGAAGCTATATTTAAGGTTTCTAGGGCAAATATATATCCAAGCCATATGGAAATACCTATTACAGAAGCGGAGAGAATATAATGGGAATAGATAATTTAGGAGTTTTTGAAGCATTAGCCTTAGATTTAAAGTTAAATGCATCAAATTTTAATAGAAAAATCAAGAAGTTTACAAATAAAACTGGGCAAGAACTAGCAGAAAATATAAGAGAAGAAACGCCTGTGAGAACTGAAAAGTTAAAAAATGGATGGGAAGAAAGTCAGCCAGAATATGATACTTATATTGTTGAAGACAAGGTTGAATATGCAACTTTAGTAAATGATGGCCATGCAACTAAAAATGGTGGCATTGTTCCTGGTTCTTTTATGGTTGAAAAGGGAATTGAAAAAACAAAAGAAAATATGACAAGTGCAAAAGCAAATTTATTTGATTGGTAGGTGATAAGTTGCTTACAAACAGAGACATTATAATAGTAGTTAATGAAATGTTAAAAAATGAGTTCATGGATATAGATATTTTTATTAATGAGGATAATATACAAGGCTTTGAGGAGGCTTGTTTTTTTGTGCAACTTTTACCTGTTTCTAATAATATTGCAAATAAAATTTTGGATACTAAAAAGATATTCATAGATATTGAATATTACCAAAAAGCTAGAAAAAATAAATTAAATCTATATGACATACAAAATAGATTAGAAAAAATATTTAACAGAAATATTAGAGTTAAAGATAGAAGTTTAACTATAGAAAATATATCTCCATCAATTACAAAAGATTCTGTAGGGTATAAACTAACTTTTCTAATGACTGTATCTTATTTTGAAGAGGTTTACTTTAGTAAAGAAACATATGAAACTATGGAAAATGTAGATTTAAAGATAGGAAGTGATTAAATGGGTTTACCAGAAATTAATATTTCTTTTATCCAAGCAGGAAAAACTTTTGTTAAACGTTCTGGGGGTACTGTAGCACTTATTTTAAAAGATACAAAAAATATAGGGCTAGTTGAGATAAAAGAAATGGAGGATATTCCAGAAAATTATTCTGCCACTAATTTAGACTATATAAAAATGGCTATGAAGGGAAATGTATATCCTCCAAATAAAGTATTAGTTTATACATTAGATACAGATGAATCAATAGATGATGCACTAGATTTTATAGAAACTTGTGAATTTAATTATCTTTGTATACCAGATGAAACAGAACAAGATTTACCTAAAATCAAAGCATGGATTAAGAAAATGAGAGAAGACAATAAAATAAAGGTTAAGGCTATTACTGCAAGTAATTCAGCAGATTATGAAGGTATAATAAATTTTACAGCAACTGATATTGAAGTTGAAGGTAAAAAATACACTTCAAATGAATTTCTGCCAAGAATAGCAGGTTTTATTGCAGGAACTCCATCAACTCAATCTGTAACATATGCAGAAATACCAGAAGTTACTAATATACCTAAGCTAACAAGAGCTGAAGCAAATACAAGGATAAATAATGGAGAGCTAATTTTAATAAAAGAAAGTGGAGCTATAGTAATCGCTAGAGGAGTTACATCCTTTACAACAATTACTGATTCAAAAGGTGATATATTCAAAAAAATTAAATTAGTTGATACACTAGATCAAATTCACAATGATATTAAAAAAATAATTGTAAAAAATTATATAGGAAAAACCCCAAACACTTATGATAATAAGTGTTTACTTATTGTTGCAATACAATTATATCTTCAAGAATTAGAAAAAGATGGTTTAATTGATCCAGGTTCAACAATAGAAATTAATTTAGACGCTCAAAGAACATGGTTAAAAGAAAATCATATTGATGTATCTAATATGGAAGAACAACAAATAAAAGAATATAACACAGATACAATTGTATTTTTAAAAGCAAAAATTAAATTAATAGATGCCATGGAAGATGTGTATTTAGACATCTCTATGTAGTTTGGAGGTTAAAATTTGAAAGCTAAAATAGACCCAAGTAGAATAATATCTGGTACATTCGGAGAATGTTGGATAGATGGTAGGCAAATGATGGCTGTAAAAGGCTTAGAGGCAAAAATTGAATTAGAAAAAGAAGAGGTTAAAGTTTGTGGACAATTGATGGTTGGACAAAAACTCATTGGAGCATCTGGAAAGGGCTCTGTAAATTTATTTAAAGTGAGTTCCCTATTTGGAGAATATGTTGAAAGTATGTTAAACGAAGGAAAAGCATTCAAATTTACTATAATAAGTAAATTACAAGACCCAGATTCATATGGAGCTGAAAGAGTTGCTCTTTATGGTTGTATGCTTGATGACTTAACTTTAGCAGATTGGGAAGCAGGAAAAATGGGAGAAATAGAAGTTCCATTTACTTTTGAAAGCTTTAAATATTTAGATAAAATTACAGAAAAATAGGAGGGTTTTTATTATATGAATACAGTAGAAAAATTATTAAATATGGATGCAGGTAAATTGAAAATGCCATCTAGTATATTTGAATTATATTGCAAAAAATTAGATGATATCTTAGAAATTGAATGTAATGCTATTGATCCGGAGCGTTTTGATGAGATAAGAATGAACTCAATGGATGTAGATAGTGGTAATTTAGAAAATATTAATGTTTATGAACTTAAGGTAAATACAATACTTGAGTCATGTCCAATGTTTAGAAATATGGAAGTTGTAGAAAATCTGGGCTTGGTAACCCCTAAAGACCTTCTAAAAAAATTACTCTTAGCGGGAGAAATTGATAATTTATATGAGGAAGTTAATAAAGTAAATGGCATAGATGCTGAAGGAGATAAAAAAAGACAAAAAGAAAGAGCTAAAGATATAAAAAACTAATTAAAACGGATGGAGAAGTTAACTTGATGTACTTATTATTTAAGTATAAAGGTATAATGCCATCCGTTTCTTATCGTATACTAAGAGGCGAAAAAGAAATTGTTAGTGTATTTATGGATCAAGAATTGGATGAAAGAAAAGAAGAAATAAAATCTGGTGCTGGGAGGTTGTTTTAGTATATGAGTTCTAATGCAAAGGTCCTACAAGCAATAATAAAAATGAGAGATGAAGCAAGTTCAACATTAAAAAGAGTAGCAGCAAATACTAGGGCTCTACATGATTCATCTTCCCAAGCATCAAGAGCATTAAATAATGTTCAAAGTAATTTAAAAAGTGTTGGAACTAGCGCCTTAAAAGCAGGAGGTCTTATCACTGCTGGAGTTGGTGGCGCATTTGCAGCTGCAACTAAAGTTGGAACAGAATTTGAAAGCGCTATGTCTCAAGTTAAGGCTACATTTGGAAATTCCTTAAAACCAGGAGATTTTGAAGCTCTGTCTAAGGCTGCTAGAGATGCTGGAAAAGCTACAACTAAAACTGCTGCTAATTCTGCTAATGCACTTCAGTATATGGGGCTCGCTGGATGGGATGTTCAAAAGTCAATGCATGCCTTAATGCCAGTGCTTAATTTATCAGAAGCAGCCTCTATGGACCTTGGCCTAGCATCAGATTTAGTAACTGATAGCATGAGTTCTATGTGCTTAGAAGTTGATAAGGTCAGTAAAAGTGGAAAAGTACTAGCTGGTGCAGGTTTAAGTGAGTATTTAGATAAAGTTGCAAATGCATCTACTAAATCAAATACAAGTATACAACAGTTGATGGAAGCGTTTAATGTTGCAGGTGGTACATTTAGCAATTTAAAAGTTCCTCTTTCAGAAGCAACTGCTATCATGGGAATACTTGCAAATAGAGGAGTTAAGGGTACAGATGCAGGTCATGCTTTAAACTCTATCATGGTAAATCTTACAACAGGTGCAGGTCAAGCAGGTAAGGCAATGAAAAAGTTAGGTGTAAGTGCATTTGATAATCAAGGTAAATTTAAAGGTATGTCAAATGTACTTAAAGAGGTTGCAAATAAAACTAAAGGTATGACTGATGAGCAGAAAAATTATTACTTATCTGCTATTGGTGGAAAGACTCAATTAAAAACGTTACAAAAGTTACTTGATGGTGTAGGAAATGAATATGATAGTTTAAAGAAAAAAATAGATAATTCAAAAGGTGCTTTAAAAACAATGTCTGATGTAATGAAGGATAATACTAAGGGTGGACTTGCAACCTTAAAATCAGCCCTTGAAGAAACTGGAATTACTATTTACTATCAACTAAAGCCAGCAATAGCATCTGTAGTTGATAATTTAACTAAAATGACTGTTTGGTTTAATAATCTAAGTGAACCAATAAAAAGAGTCATAACTAATGTAATGCTTTCAGTTGGAGCATTTGGAGTACTTTTATTAACTATAGGGGCTGTGTCTTTAATTGTTTCAAAAGCTATAGGTATATTTGGCTTTTTTGTTCCAATAATATTAAGAGCAAAAGTTGCTTTCAGAGCTTTTGTAATTGGTATGAAACCATTAAGTGCAGTATTTTTGGCTGTAATGGGTCCTATAGGATGGACTATAACAGCTGTAATTGCATTATCAGTAGCATTTACCATTGCTTATGCTAAATCTGAAGTATTTAGAAATAAGGTTAATTCATTAGTAAAATCATTTACAGAATTTGCAAAGCCTATAGTAAATTTTTGTATGCCTGCACTTAAACAGCTAGGAGAGAAATTTAAAGAGTTGTTATCAGCATTTGGTCCACTATTTGCATCTATTTTAAACCTAGGAAGTATAATAATGAAGGTACTAGGACCTGTTTTAATCGGCGTAATAGGTTTTCATATAGCAAAATTAGTTTTGATTTTATCTACTCTGGCAACTGCTTTTAAAGCTGTGGTTGATACTATAACTAATGTATTAAATGGTCTAGCATCTATTTTAAATGGAGTATTTGATTTAATTATAGGTATTGTTACAGGCGATAGTAAAAAAATGATGGATGGAGTTAAACAAATATTTGATGGTGGAGTAAAAATTATAAAATCAATTTGGAAAGGTTTCATAGATTTTGTAACTGCTCCTATACAAGCTATAGCTGATATAGCTGACAGTTTATTTAAAGATAAAGCTAAATGGCTTACAGATAAGTGGAGAGATTTAAGAACATTCTTAGAAAATCCAATTGAAGCAACTGCCAAAATATCTACTAAAACAAATGTAAACATTCCAGGAAGTAAGGCAGCAGATGCAGCTGGTAAATCTACACCAAATACAGGTGGGTTAAAACAAACAGTAGCAAATCTAAAAGGTTCATTTAGTAATTTTAAAACTTTTATTAAACCTATGACAGATTCTATAAGTCAAGGAGTTGAATCTGGTAAAACTAAATTTACAGAACTGCAAAACAAAATATTAAATGATGTTAAACCTGCACTAAAGGTCCTAGAGGATTCTGGAGTAAATTTTAAGGATAAATTTAAGGAGTCAATAACTTCAATAAAAGATAAATTTAATGAATTAAAGGATATATTAGTAGGAAATATCAAAACAAATCTAGATAATCTAGTAAAGGCATTTGAACCTTTAAAACCTCATTTAGATAATTTGAAAGAGTGTTTTGATAAGGTTAAGAAAGCAATTACTGACTTTTTTACTCCAGCTAAACAAGTTGGAGATACAGTAGACCAGGTAAGTCAACCAATGGACAATATGAAAAAGTCTACTGATGGTATAAAGTTAGCATTTCAAAACTTAGGTCAAGCACTTGCCCCTGCTAAAGCTTGGTTTCAAGGATTTATGCCTTTCCTATCACAAATAGGACAACAATTATTACCAGCTATAGGAATAGCAATAGCTGGTGTTGTTGGAGGAATAATTTTAGCATTTATATGGTTTTTAAATACATTAACTGCAATAATAACAACTGTTTCTGGAATTATAAATGGAATCATATCTTTTATATCTGGAATTATTAATGTTGTAATGGGACTTATAACAGGAAATGCTGATCAAACCATGGATGGACTTAAGCAAATATTTGATGGTGGAGTAGGTATAGTAAAATCTATTTGGAATGGACTTGTTGATCTAGTTAGTGGGATACTCGAACCTGTAATAGATCTTGCTGACTCATTTTTTAAAGATAAAGTTAAAGGGGTAAAAGAAGCTTGGAATAAACTTAAAGATTTCTTTAAACATCCAATTAAGGGAACAATAGAAATATTTAAAAAAGGTCCTAGTTTACAAATAGGAAAAGGCGCAGATGCTGCTGGCAAAAGTCCAAGGAAAGCATTTGGTATAAATAGAGTTCCTAGAAATGATTATTTAATTAGGGCACATGAAGGAGAGAAACTTTTAACCAAACAAGAAGCTAATCAATACAAAAGAAATAGTTCAAATGGAAGTTTATTTCTTGATAAATTGGCTGATACAATAATTGTAAGAGAAGAAGCTGACATAGATAAGATAGTAAAGAAAATAAATAAAAAAATATCTATCGCAAATGCTGGAGGGGTATTATAAATTTAATTTCTTATTTAAATATAGTAAATGATATTTAAAAAGACACTTATCGAATTAAGTGTCTTTTTTTAGGAGGAGTTTGATGGAAATATGGTTAAGACAAGCAAATAATACATTTAGGTTTCCTGTTATTCCACCCTCTTTTGAGATAAATGGAAGTGCGACAATAAATACATCTAATATTTTAAGTGTTGGAGATATTGCAGTATTTGGAGGATTAGGGCTTAAAACTATAGAACTATCCTCTTTTTTCCCTAATCAAGAATATAGTTTTTGTAATTATAATGGATTTCCAAAACCATATGATTGTGTAAATTTAATAGAAAGCTGGATGAGAGAAGGATATATATTAAGATTTATCATTACAGAAACTAATATAAACTTTGAATGTATAATTGCAGATTTTAATTATAGAGAACAAGATTATTCAAGAGATGTTTATTTTACTTTAAGTCTAAAAGAATATAGAAGGATACAAATATCTAAAGTAAGCATTAATAATGATGAAAAATTGTCTTCTGAAAAGAATGTTCCACTAACAAAAGGATTTGATACTAAGCAAAAAACACATAAAGTTGCTGAAGAAGATACTCTTTCAAAGATAGCTAAAAAATATTATGGCAATGGAGATTTGTGGGAGAAGATTTATAAAGCAAATGAAGATAAGATTAAAGATCCATCTGTAATAAAAAATGGTTGGATATTAATAATTCCTTAAAATGGTGGTGATTTATAATTAATAAAATCAAAATACAAGTTCATATAAAAAACGGAAATATATATAATGTAACTGACTTAGTGTATAAATGCACTTGGTCTGGTGATTATAGATCACCATCAAGAACTTTGGAATTTTCTATAATTCAATCTGCAAGTGATATTAATTTTAGGCAGATAGATATTCCAGTAGCAAGTACAGTTTGTTTCTATGTAGATGATAAAGAACTTTTTAGAGGAATGATAATAGATAGATCTAAAGACTCTAGCAATAATAATATAGATTTTACAGCTAAAGATATGGGTTTTTTACTTTTACAAAGCGAAGTGTCATACAATTTTAAAGATAAATTAGTTGAAGATATTGCAAAACAGGTTTTTGTAGATAATAAATTCCCACTAGGTAATTTACCTAAAACTAACGTTAAATATACAAAAATGTTTATTGGTGTAACTGGCTACGATACTATAATGAGCGTTTATACAGAAGCAAGCAAGACAACTAAAAAAAAGTATATGATAGAGTCTAATCTTGATAAATTTAATGTTATTGAGAAGGGTGTAGTTACTTTAAATATAACATTTGAAGAAGGCTTTAATCTTATCAATACAAATTTTTCTGAAAGCATGGAGAATGTAAAAAATAAAGTACTGGTTGTTGATCAGTATGGTAATAAGATTAGTGAGAAAATAAATGACTCTATATTTAAAGACGTTGGAGTAATTATGCAAAAGGTAATACAACAACAAGAAAACAGTACTATAGACATAGAAAGTGAGTTTAAAAGAATCGAAAAAACTTGCTCCCTAAAAGGATATGGTGATATAACTTGTGTAACTGGTAGAGGTGTAAAAGTAAAAGACTCATATACAAAATTAATTGGTCTTTTTTATATAGATACAGATAAGCATACATGGCAAAATGGAGATTATCAAATTGAACTGGAGCTTAATTTTGAGAATATAATGGATGAAAAATCTGCTGGTCAAGATGAACAAAAAGAAGATGGTTCAGAGTATACTGGAGGAACAGAATACTCTGCTGAATTTACTGCTTATTGTCCTAGAAAATCTGAAGGTGGAGATAAAGATTGTAGAGGTAAAAAACTAGATCCTTCTAAAAAAACATGTGCTGCTCCCATGGTTGGATCATATGAGAAATCTTACTATACAAAAGATTTCTTAAACAAACATCCTCTTATGAGATATGGAGATGAAATACAATTAGTTACAGGTGTTTCAAGTCGATATGGAACGTATAAAGTAAATGATAATGGACCTGCAATAATTATAGAAAAGGATGGAACATATCATATAGATATTTTATTTGGAAATGTTGAAGAAGCTAATAACTTTGGAAGAAGAAAAGGAAAGATTATAATTGGTGGTTATTCTGGAAACATGACAGAAAAAGCAAAAACAGTAATTTCAGAAGCAAGAAAACATCTTGGAAAGCCATACAAATGGGGCGGGAATGGACCAAGTAGCTTTGATTGTTCTGGACTAATGGTATATTGCTTTAAGAAGGTTAATGTTAATTTACCAAGAACCTCAAGTCAGCAATCTAAGGTAGGTAAGAAAGTAGAGAAAAATAATTTACAGGCAGGAGATTTGGTATTTTTCCATAATCCAGTCAGCCATGTTGGACTATATATAGGTAATGGAGAATTTTTACATGCGCCACAAACAGGAGATGTAGTTAAAATAAGTAAATTAAGTAATAGAAAAGATTTTAATACAGCTAGAAGAGTTTTGTAAAAGAGGTGATATCGTGGCAGATCCAATCAATGAATTTATAGGAATAATTAGGCAAGAAGGTAAATTTCATAATGAACCTTCTTTTTTTATTGGAAAAATTAAAAGTAAATTACCAGATTTAAAAATAGAGATAAATAACATCATATTAGAAAAAGAAGATATCTTGATAGATAGTTGGATGCTTGATAGACAGATAGAGTTATTTGATACAGAAACAAGTCAAGAACATAAACATGAAATAAAAAATCCCTTTATAGATACTTTTGAATCTGGAAACACAGTAATAATGTTTAAAATAGGTGAAAAATTTGCTGTTGTAAGTAAATTGGTGAGTCTAGATGAATAATACTATATTCCCTTTCATGGGTGTTCCAGAGGATTATATTTCTCCAGACAATGAAGAATTACCTATTTTTAAAGAATTTGCTTGGGATTTTGATAAAGATGAAAAGGTAATTGAAAATGGAGACTTTAAAATAGTTGAAAGAAATGAAGCAATTAAAGTATGGATTTACAAAACAATAAAAACAGATAAGTATGTTTATTTAATATATGATTGGAGTTATGGAACAGATATAAAAAATCTAATAGGGCAAAAGTATACTAAAGGTCTTACTGAAAGTGAGGCAAAAAGGTATATACAAGAAGCTCTATTAACTAATCCATATATATTAGAAGTCAATGTAGTAAATACAGAATTTAAAGATGATAATTTATCTATAAGTTTAAATGTAAAAACAATTTATGGAGAGGAGGAGATTACTTTTGTATAGTGGCCAATCATTTAGTACCTTAAATAATAGAACTTTAAATAACATAAATCTCCCTCTTTATAAAGGCCAAGGATCTTCTCTTTATAATATAGTTTCTCCAATAAATTCAGAACTTGCACAATTATATATAGAACTTTCTTATATACATAAGAGAGTTTTTATTCAAGATAACTTTGACGATTTTCTTGATAGAAGAGTCAATGAATTTGGTGTATATAGAAAGTTAGGCACAGAAGCAATAGGTGAGGTAATATTTGAGGGCAAAATAGGAACTAAAATACCAAATGGAACAATAGTATCTCATAGTGATTTACTATTTGTAGTTATTAAAGATGTTACAATAGATGAAGATAGTAAGTTAAATGTAAGCCCTATACAGGCTTTAGAGGTTGGCATTAAGTATAATTTATCAGCTAATACAGAATTTAAACTTATAGAAGAGATAACTGGAGCAACTAAAATTTATAATGAACTTGACCTAAAGGGTGGAACAGAAATAGAAACTGATGAAGAATTAAAAGAAAGGTTCTATAAAATACAAAAAAATCAAGCGACAAGTGGAAATAAAGCGCATTACCAGTCTTGGGCTTTAGAGGTTGAAGGTGTTTATAATGCAAAAGTAATTCCTCGTTGGGATGGTCCAGGTACAATTAAGATTCTAATTTATGGTCAAAATAATCAATCAGTTGATAATGAAGTATTGCAAAGATGTACTGAACATATAGAAGAAGAAAAACCTATTGGACCTACTGTTACAATTGTTACACCAAGTACTTTTGATATTAATATTAGTGCAACTTTAACACTTGAAAATGGATATGATATTGAGTCTATAAAAGTTGTGTTTTTAGATATTATAAATTCTTATTTAATAGAAAATTCAAGAGAGATTATTTATATAAAAATAATGAGTTTATTAGCAAGCATAGAAGGTGTTCATGATATAAAAAATCTCCTTGTAAATGATGATGTTAAAAATATAATAGTTGATGAAGAAAAAGTTCCTGCTGTTTCAAGTGCTATATTTGATATCGAGGTGAGTTAAATTGAAGTTAATTGATTACCTGCCAAGTTTTGCAAATAATGAAATTGACATACAAATCCAAGAAGCACTTGAAAATGAACTTCTAACATTAATTGACGAAAAAGATGATTTACTAGATCAGTTTTTTATAGATACAGCAACTTGGGGGCTTGATGACTGGGAAGATCTCTTAGGTATAAAAATAAATTATAAGTTAGACTTTGATACTAGAAGAAGTACTATAAAAGCAAAAATGCGTGGTAAGGGTACAACTACAATAGAGGTTATAAAAGCGATAGGAGAAGCATATATCAAAACGGATGTAGACGTAAAAGTATTTAGTAATCTATTTAGTTTTACACTTAGTTTTATAACAAATGATTGTAGTTATAACACTATTTTAGAATTAGATAAGAAAATAGAAGAAATAAAACCTGCACATCTTGAACATAAATTTGAAATGATTTTATTTAATGAAAATGGACTTTATGCAGGAGCAATGAGCAGTACAGGAGAAACAGTTACTATATACCCTTATACACCTAAAAATATAGAATGTTTTGGAGAAATAATACTAGCTAGTGGAAACAATAAAAGTGCTGAAAGGGTAACATTATACCCTAAACAGGAGGTGATATAATTGGCACAAGCACAATATTATACATTACTTACAGAAATAGGCAAGGCGGCTATAGCAAACGCTACAGCACTTGGGACTAGAGTAGACTTTGCAAAAATAAAGGCTGGAGATGGTGGAGGAAGTTCATATATTCCAACAGAAACCCAAACAGCACTCAAAAATGTAGTTTGGGAAAGTACATTAGAGCATGTTCAAGCAGACGAAAAAAATCCTAATTGGGTAGTTATCCAAAAAACTATAACTGGAGATACTGGAAGCTTTACAATTAGGGAGATTGGAGTATTCGACTCTAAAGACCAACTTCTCGCAGTATCTAGCTATCCCGAAACTTATAAACCTGCTCCAGATTCGGGAACAGTAAAAGAAATATTAATTAAAATTATATTAGCTGTGTCTAATACAGCAAGTATAAATTTAAAAATAGACCCAACAGTTGTATTAGCAACTTTAAAAGATATACAAGATTTAGGTACTAAAATTGATACAACTAAAACAGAATTAACAAGCAACATAGAAACTGCTAAAACAGAGATTGAAGGGAAAATAGGAGATACAACACAACTTACTACAACAGATAAAACAAATATAGTTAGTGCATTAAATGAGGTAAAAACTAGCGTAGATAGTATAGAAACAACAGCAGAGAAAACAAGTTATAATAATGCAACAAGTAAACTTAATGCTACAAATGTTCAAGGGGCGATTGATGAAATAGTAGCAGAGGTAAGAGGTAATAGAAGTAGTATTATATCTAGTATAAATGATAATTTGATACCAATGTAGAAAGGATGTGATTAAATGCCTCCAGCGGAGACGTTCATATGTAATAGAATTGTTAAAAAAAGAAGAGGTTATTATTCAGAACGAGATGTTTTTCTTTCACCTTGTCCTTATGTTTATGGAGAAGGCGGTATGTATGAGTCAACTTACTATGGTGAGTTTGATTTAAGTAATTCTAAATATATAACAGTTCCTACAAGTACCAAATATGAAAAAACTGCAACTCGTGTTTATTTTATATCTGGTGGAAATATGATAACTAGTAGTAGTGGAATGAAACAAGCTATTACTCTTGAACTTATACCAGACCCTAATATTATTATAAATGATGATTTAGGTGTTATTAGTGATTCTTGTAATATAAATTATAGGATTCCAGACAGTAATACAAGTGTAAAATTTGATGTAACTGAAAAATTAAATGGTGTTGTAATATCTAAAAAAAACTATGCTCTTGATGGCAATTATACTTTAAATCTTACAGATGAACATTTATCAACTTTAAGTTTTAACTCTACAAATAATATAACTATAGAACTTAGTACTTATCAAGGGGGTAAGTTTTTAGATAAAACTGTTACATTTACAAAAGGAAACACTAAACCAAAATTAAATGTAGTTTCTTATAATTCCACTTCTGCAACATTTACAGCAATAGATATAGATAATAACTTGTCTAAAATAGAGTGGTTTATTGATGATGTATTAAAAGAAACAATAACAACAGATTTAACAGCAGAAAAAACCATCAACTATGAACTTACAGACAATGCAATACACACATTAAAAATAGTTGCTACAGATGCAGAAAATGCAACAGCAGAAAAAGTGTTAAGTATAAGCAAAGAGATAATGCCACTTCAATCTGATGCTAGTTTAAGTGATATATCAACTAAGCTAACAGAAATTGGAGAAGGATTTAAGAATGGTAAAACAAGTATTATAAACACTTTAGCATTAAAGAATATAGAAGCAAGTTTAAATAATACATTAGTTGAATTATCAGAGAAAATAAAAACAAGTTTTGATAGTTCAGATGCTAGTGTACAGGATTTGATGAATCAGTTAACACAAGCTAATAATACTATAAGTCAGTTAAATACAAAATATAAAGTTGCATCAGGACGTACCAGTACATTAACAGACACAACATCGACTGCTTATTTATATGTTAATAGCCAGTCTAATCCTAATTATCCAATAAACCCGGGGGGGTGGGTTAATATTAAAGGATTAAATTTTATTCCAAATATCTTTTTTGCTGAATGCGAGTGTACGACTAATAGCCCAACACAATTTTATAAATACTTAATCTTTGCCACCTATTCAATCCCATCACTTTCTGATAAAGATTTTGTAATTACAACTGCTCTTCGAAAAACAAATTCAGATACCAAATTTACAGCTGATAGTCAGGTTTATATAAATAATAGAGGTAATACTTATATAAATAACCAAGGTGTCTATGTTCCTGCTTATAGACCTTCTGTGTCTTATACTTTGTACAATTGGTATGCTATAAAATTTATATAAATGAGGTGATAAAATGAATAGAGCAAATAGAATAATTTACGACCAAACAGGCAAAATACTTCTCCAAACAGGAGAAGCAGCAGGAGATATATTAGAACATGATACAATAACTGAGCTACATTTTGTTGATGTTCCGTATGGAAGTGTAGATTATACTAAAAGCAGAATTGTAGGCATAAATATAGAAACAAAAGAGGCAATTTTAGAAGAAATACCAGTATATCTAACAGAAGAAGAAAAGAGAATACAAGAGTTAGAAAATCAATTATTAATTTCAGAAAATGAAAAATCAGGAGGACTATTATAATGAATATAAATAATGTTGTAGTAAGAATATTAGCAGAGAGAATATTAAACGGAGGATTAAACCCTCTAAAAAATCGAGAATTTGAATTAGATGACGTAACTAACACAGAGTATAGAAAAGCAGTAGAGGATTATATAATTAGAGAAAGTGGAGTAGTAGAAGGAGCAGAACCAACAAAGTAGGTTCTTTTTTTATATAAATTAAAAATAATTTCCTTTTTTAGTTATATATTTTTTATTTTTATCTATAATAAAAAAATTCTATTAAAAGGAGATTAAAAAATGAAGAAAATAATTGTAATTTGCATTCTAGTTCTAATGTTAATTATACCTACTATGGGGGAGATATTTATAATGGTAGAAAATATAAAGCTAGAGGGGCTAGAACAAAACCCAACAAGTTGTTACATTTCTAATCCAGGGATTATGGGAGAAGCAAAATGTGATGCAGCATACTTTATTATAGCTGCAGATTTCGTTAACAATTTAAAGGTAAAATAATAAATTAATACATTTAAAGGACTTAGATAATTCTAGGTCCTTTTTAATACAAAAATTAGGAGGAAATATGAATTTAACAATAGTTTTTTTAGCAACAAATATATTTATAAAATTAGTAATATTAGCAATAGCATTTGATACACTGTTAGGTTGCTTAAGAGCAATAAAAACACATCAGTTTAATTCAAGTTTTGGAATAAATGGAGGAATAAGAAAAGTTGCAATGATAGCATGTATATTTTTTCTAGCAGTAGTTGATATACTTACAAAGTTTAACTTTTTATTTACGTTGCCACAAGATTGGATTGATTTCTTGAGATTAAATCATCTTGGAATATCTGAATTTTTCTCTATTCTATTCATTTTGTATGAAAGTGTAAGTATATTAAAAAATATGTACTTATGTGGATTACCAGTTCCCAAAAAATTAAAGGAGAAAATAGGCAATTTACTAGATACAATGACAGACGAATTAAATATTAAGGGAGGTAATAAATAATGAAAATATGTATTACAGTAGGACACAGTATTTTAAAAAGTGGAGCATGCACTTCTGCTGATGGAGTAATTAACGAGTATCAATACAACAAATCTCTTGCACCAGTATTAGCAGATATATTTAGAAAAGAAGGGCATAAGGTAGATGTAATAATATGTCCCGAAAAGCAATTTAAAACTAAATCAGAAGAAAAGTCATATAAAATACCTAAGATTAATAGTGGAAACTATAACTTACTTATAGAGTTGCATTTAAATTCAAGTGGTGTAGGAGCTTTTGGAACAGAAGTATTTTACTATAGTGAAAAAGGGAAGGAATATGCGCAGAGGGTAGTAGATAAACTGTCTAAACCTTTCATAAGAAAAAAAGGAGATAAAGAAGTAGGT